TGGCCCCGCTCAGGTTGGCCCAGCGCAGGTTGGCCCCGCTCAGGTTGGCCCCGCTCAGGTTGGCCCCGCTCAGGTCGGCCCAGCGCAGGTCGGCCCTGCTCAGGTTGGCCCCGCTCAGGTTGGCCCGGCTTCCACCTTCCTCGTCGCGCAACCATTTGAGGTGAGCGTCCAACACGGCCTTGAGTTCATTGGGGGTGTAGCGTTTCATTTTAGCTCCAAGGTTCCGGCGAGTGGACAGGTGCTACGGGTGGAGATCGTCAGGGTGGAGGCGGAAGGCGGCGGGGACGGCGATCTTCAACCCCTCCCGAACCCGCTCCAGCATCCCTTCCAGGACTTCAATCCGTGCCCGGTCCTCGGTAGCGCCGTCCAACATCTTGCAAGCGGTGTCGTAGGTTTCGTCCCTGACCTCGGAGAGGTCGCCGAATCCCGAAAGGCTGTATCCGATGAGTTGGGCGAACTGTTCGCGGTCCTCCTGGGGGAAGCCCAGGCAGGCGATCTGGTTCAGGTCGATCCCGCCATGGTCAAGGAGGTGTTGGACGATCTTGTTGGGCTTGAACCGCATGGTGCCGTGGGCATCGGGTTCAAGGGGCTGGAGAGGGTGATGCATGGTCCTCCTTCCGAGGATGGGAATTCACGCGATCCAGGCTTCAGGGCCGGGATCAAGAGGTTGAGGGTCGCGGTGCGATGCCACCATGGCGGCGGGGCGCATCCATTTCTTGGAGAGGGCCTTCCACTCCCGGGGGTAGTCGATGTAGCGGTCCGCTGGCTGGTAGAGCTGGGCGAACGGCATCCCGCCCAGGGCCCACACCCGTTCCAGCCGGGCCTCAGCCTGGGGGGTCGTCTCCCCGCCGAAGCCGATCAGGGTGTAGCAGCGCAGCTTGCGCCGGCCCAGAAAGGACAGCAGGCCCAGGGCCCGTTCCAGGGGGCGCAGTGCCCCGGCGGTGTCGGCGGCTAGGAACACGGCCTCCACCCGGATCCCGCGCAGCTGGTCGGCGAACCACTCGTCCACCAGATCGGCCTGGATCCCCCCGGAGAACACGGCGGCCTTCTTCTGCCTCCGCAGCATCGCCATGACGCGCTCGATGTGTTCCGGCCCGGCCTGGAGCAGGTTGTTATCCTGGACCATCCATCCATCCGGGAAGTCCTGGACCTCGGCAAGGCGACCCTCAGTCTTGGGGACCAGGCACCAGGGACACCGTTTGTTGCAGCCCCGGGTCGTGAAGGTGACGCCCGGCTTGAGGTAGCGGCCCGGAATGAACTGCTCCATGGGGGTACCCAGGGCCGGGCCGCCGATTCGCACCACCGGGTAGAATCGGCCCCACTCCTGAACCAGGCGCCGGGCCTCCGGGAGATCCCAGGTAAAGGCCACAGAGACATGCACCTCGTCGGCCTCGGGCCGGTCCATGGGCGGGTTTCCCATGAAGGCCAGGGCATCCGTGGGGGTCAGGCTGGTGCGGCGGGGGAAAACACGGATGAGGTTCAAGGGGGCTCCGAGGTTCACGGATTTGGACATCAGCCGCGATAGGCGGCAAAACGGGGTTCGGTGAGGAACTGCTTGAAGGTCAGGTCCGGGCAGCATTCCGTGAGATCCAGGAAGGCGAGGTAGCGCCTCCGGTCCCTGGGCACCTTGGGCGGCATCGGACTGTTCTTGGCCACGAATTCAATCCCGGCGGGTGTCACGTAGAACACCGAATCACCGTCCGTCAGGAGCGAATGCCCCTTGTTCTCGGTCATGAGCCCGGCCTCGGTGAGCGCACGGCAGGCGTCCCAGTCCTTCGACCCCGGGCCGGTGACGAAGTGGTTGCGATACTGGCGGCCCTGGCCGTAGTCATCGAGGCCGAGGGAATGCTGGAGGATGTGGAGGTGTTCCTTCACGGCGGGCTCCGGGGTGGTGGTGAGCATGGACAGTTACGCCCGATAGGCGCGACAGGTTTTCTTGGCGTAGGCTTCGGCTTGGTGGTGTTTCCCCGCATCCAGGAGGGCTGAATAGTGGATCCATTCCGCGTCCGTCATCGGGCGAGGCTTCAATGGACGGAAACCCATGCGCTCAAGTTCGGAGCGTACTGCCCAGCGAACCGACCATTGGATCAGGAAGACAAGGGCCATGGTCATCAGAAAACGGATGGTATCGATCATTGGTTCTCCGTTCTGGACATTCAGTGCTTGGGTTCCCAGGCGGGACAATCCGCCCGGCAGGAGAGGCGGTCGCCGGAGTCGTTGGGCCGGAGATCTTCTCCGTCCGGGTGATCGCAGAAGCAATCCTCCGCGTCCCGGCTCTTGAGGTCGTGCTTGCAGGTCTTGCAGGCCCGGCGCGCGGGGTTGGCGAAGCAGGTCTTTTCGTGCTTCTCGATCTTCGGCCGCTTCGTGTTGACGTAGCCGCATCGGAAATCGCAGCCCCAGGTGGTCAGTTCTCTCGGCACAGGTGCCTCCTTTGGAAAATCAGCTGAGGGCGAAGGTGGCCGGGGTGAGGTAGATCGGCTCGTCGGGCTTGAAGCCGGGCCGGCTGGCCTCCTTCAGCTCGGCCTCGGCGCGCAGCAGCTGGCCGCGCAGGATCTTCACCTGGCTGGCCTTCCGGCGGCGGTAGCTCACGATGGCCTCCTCCTCCGAGGGGCAGGCCCACCGTTTGAAGGTCGGCATGTCCTGCTGGAAAAGCCGGACGAACTTCTTGGACACCTCGTAGCCGGGATAGTCGGATCCGGTGTTGATCCAGGCCCCGCAGGGGGTCTTCTTGAGGACGGGGAACCGCTCCATGCGGGTCTGGATCCGACCCTCAACGTGGTAGCCGGTGGAGAAGACGCGATAAAGGTATTCCATGGGTTCCTTTCTCCAGGGCGCGCCTGGACAAGAGAGGTTAGAAGGGGATCCCGTCATCGGCGGGGGTCCACTGGCAGGGGTCAGAGACCTTCATGAAACCCATGGACTCCAGGATGTGAAACACCTGGCCGGGGTGGGCCTTGGCGAGGCGTTCGGCTTCGACCTTGGCGGCGAAGAGAGATGGATGCTGGAAGCGGGGAAGTCCTCGCTCAGGATTCCAAATCACCCAAAATTTCTGGTTCACGGTTCCCTTTCTGCCGGGTTCCGGCGAGTGGACATCATTCAACGGGTTGACCGCAGCCGCCGAAACGGGGGTCGTGAGTTTCTTCGTAGGTGACGTGAATTCCAGGGACGGGGACCCCACAGGTCGGGCAGAACCACGGAAGGGATGGATCGGTGTTCTTGTTGTCATCCGGTCCAGGCGGATACGGCAGGTCGAAGTCGGGGCTGGTTGGGCGGGGCACGAGGTTCCCTTTCATGGACATTCACTTCTGTTCGTCAGTCCCGCGCCTGAATGAGCCAGCAGAGCAGCACTCCAGGTCGTGGGCGTCAACTTTGAGGGAAGCGGCTTCGCACTCGGGATGCCGCCACACGCGCCAGTGGAAGTTGCCTTCGCCCCCACCGTAGGCGGTCGCGGGTGATCCGGCAGGGATCTCCTCGTCGCACCAGTCGCACCGATGCGCCCAGGCAACCTTTTTGACGGGCGTAATCGTTTGGAAGGTCAAGGTGTCTCCTGGACATGCTCAGGCCGTGGCCTGGGTAGGGATGGATTCGACCAGCGAAAACAGGAGATCCCGAAATGCCGGGGGGGTCCGCTGGCGCTGGTTGTGGGAGAGGTTGGCGACCGCGCCGCATCGGCGGGCCGACTCGCCACCGGCACCGCAGAACAGGGAAACAGTGGTGGGCCGCATCACCAGCACACGTAGGCGACGACCGCCAGGATGGAGCCGATGACCGATCCGGCGATGATGTCGATCCCGCGGAAGTGCAGTTCCATTTCGACTCGTTGGAGGCTCATGCGCTTAACCCATCGGCGTAGCCACCCATGATGTCGTCGCCTTCGGAACTCAGGTGCTGGATGGAACAGGCGGTCTTCTCGGCCTGAATTTTTCGGATGTCCTGCTTGAGGAATTCGATACGGGCCAAGAGCGATTCACCTTTGCGCTGCTCGGACAGCAGCGCGGATTCCAGGCGCCCGATTCGGCTGACATATTTCTCATACTCGCCCTTGAGCATGTCGGAATCCTCGCCGTAGAGGTGCCAGTCGCAGCAGCAGCCCTCATCGTGCGCATCCAGGATGGCCTGGTGCAGAATGTCAATCACCCGGGCCTGGCGCTCCGTCTCCTGGCTCAGGCGGATGTTTTCGCCGTCCAACAGGGCGTTCTCGTTCTCCAGTCGGGAGTTGCGGGCCTCGGTGAGGGTCAGCATTTCGGAGAGGCGGTGGCTGGGATGAATGCAGTCCTCTCCGCACGGGGAGCGTAGGGGGTCCGTCATGATGCTTCCTCGCGAAATAGAGGCGTCACCTGGACGCCATTGAGTCCGTTGATTTCCCATTCCAAGGCCGCCAGCGCTTCATCATCGGCGGCCTCCCAAATCTCCTGGGGGGCGAGGTTGATTCGGGTCTTAGTTTCCTGCGCCTGTTCGGAAAATTTCTTGAACAGCGATAGGCGTTTATGGCCCTTGATCAGGGCATCGAGCGTGCTCATGCGACCTCCAGATAGCCCTCTTGCAAGAGCCAGACGGTGGTGTTGTAGACGGCCCGCAAAAACATCAGCAGGCGTTCCTGGTGAGGGAGTAGGGTCCCGCCTTCGGGGCGCCCGTCGATGACGTTGTGACAGTGCCCACAGCAGTAGGCGGTAAGGTCGTGCGCCTTGTACCCGACTCCGTGGCCGTGCTCCAGGGCGTTGGAATGGCATCCGACCATCTCCCCGGCGCGGCCCCCACCGCAGCACATGCAGCGGGGGCAGAGGGCGGCCAGGTCGAGCAGCCGGCGGCTGCGGAACGTGACGGTCTTGGGGCAGGGGCGGCCAGCCATGTCAGCCGCCGAAATTCGCGGCGTAGAACGCGTTCAGCTTGGTCAACGCCTTCCCCTGGTTGGGCTCTCCGAGGGCCCGCTCGACGGCGGCCTTGAGCTTCGGGCCGAGAACCTTCCAGTCCTCGGGCCTGATCTGCCCCGGGTTGGCTTCATTCCGGGCCTCCAGCGCGGCCTTGACGTGCTTCGGTGTGGTCTTGGGGGCTCCTGCGGCCTGGGCGATTACCCCGGCCTCCTGGAGCACAGCAGGCGCATCCTCAGGGCATTCCTGTTGCACCTGGACGGCGAGGGAGGCGGAAACCTCACCCCGTTCCACGGCAGCCAGGATCGGCGCCGGAGATTCCAGCAGGACCAACAGGCGGCCGATGTAGGTCATGGAGAACCCGGTTTTCGCGGCGACCTTACCCTCGTCCCAGCCGTAGCCCAGAAGTCGCTTGATGACCTCCGCCGTTTCCAGAGTGGTCAGCGCCTTGCCACTGTTCCGGGACAGCATCGAAAGCACCCGATCGGCCTCGTTCGTGCCCTTGTCCTCGACGCGCACCGGGACGGAAACGATCTCCGCCCCTTCGGCGATCAATTCGGTCACGGCCTGGAGGCGGCAGTGCCCGTTCGTCACGATCAGATCCTCGCCGGAGACGTAGCAGGTCAGCGGCTCCAGCACCCCCAGGGCGCGAATGGAGCCCTTGATGGTGTTCAGGTGCTCCCGCAACTCCGGGGTGTCGTGGCGGGCGTTCCAGCCGGGTTCTTCCTTGAGCAGCCGGGGGTCGAACATGAATAGATCTTTTCGACCCACGGCGCGATCTTTCAAACTTGCCATTCTGGCTCCTCAGTAGTTGATAGCGATGTGGCGGACCTTCTTGAGGTAGACGGCGTTGATAACCTGCTTGGCGTCGTGCTCGGAAAGCCCAAGGCCCTGAAGATCCGCCAGGGCTTCGAGGTTGAACGCCTGCTTGTGCGCCTTGTCGTTGTCCCGGGCCGCCTGGGCATCGGCTTCAGCCTTTGCCTGGGCCGCTTGGCGCTGCTGCTCCTGTTCCCGGGCCTGCTTGGCGGCGGCTTCGGCGCGGGCGTCGGCCTCTTCCTTGGCCTTGATGGCGGCGAGGCGGTTGCGCTCGGCCAGTTCGGCGGCGTCTTTCTCGGCCTTGATCTTTGTGGCCTCAGCATCCTTACGGGCCTGCTCGGCTCGGGTTTCGGCATTGCGCTTGTCCTGCTCTGCCTTGGCCAGGGCCGCAGCAGTGTCGGCCTCGCGCTGGGCGATGGCTTCCCGCTCCTTCTGAGCGGCCTCCAGGGCGATCTCTTCCTCGCGGCGGATCACGGCGGCCTCCAGTTCGTCCGCTTCCTGCTTGCGGCGCTGGTCGAATGCCCAGTTCAGGGTGAGGGCGATTTCATGATCCGCATCCACCTCGCGGGCCTGGGCGGCAGCAGCCTCAGCGGCCAGCCGTTCCTGTTCGATCCGCTCCTGCTCCGATTCCCAGTCGGTGAGCGGCTTGCGCACCTCGGTTTGCAGGGCTTCCAGGCGGGTCCGCATGTCCCGGCGGGCCGCGTCGATCTTGTTGGGGATCTCCTTGGCCTTGGCCGTCTCTTCCTTGCCTGCGTCGTCCAGCAGGGTCTTGCAGCGGGCCACCTTGTAGGCGTTCGACGCGATGGCGTCCCGGCCCTTCTTGGTGGTCAGGTCGGGCTGGTGCTTGCGGGCCACCAGGGCGATGGCCTCGATGATGGCGTTGAGGCCGCCCGGGGCGGTGAACACCTCCAGGCGCTTGGTGGGCTCGATGATGACCAACTTTTCGGGTTCGATGGACCCTTCCAGCGGGGTCTGTTCGGGCTCCAGCGCCAGGGCGGAGGTGCCGTTGATGGGAATGGCCGCCGGCCTGGGAGAAGGCGCGGCGGCGGCCGGGATCAGGGGGGAGACGGTGCCGCGGATCGTCATGCCGCCGCCCCGCCGATCTGGATCAGGGTGTTGTAGAGGCAATCACACTCGTCCAGGAACCGGGCTACTTCGCGCTCGACTTCCTGGATCCGGGCTTCGTTGCGCTCCAGCCGGCAGATGTAAAGCTGGAGCCCTTCCGCCTGGCCCTTGAGCCTGGGATCGTAGGAAACGAAATCGACCCACTTGGCCCCGGTCACGGCCATCTGCCAGACCATCTGCGGCTCATAGTCGCTCGGGATCCCGCCGGCCTGGATGTAGCCGACGTGGGTTTTGGTGAGCGGGCATTTGATCTCGGTCAGACCCTCGGGGCTGTTCTCCCCGTCCCACCCGACCAGACCGTCTGGGGATGCGGCGCAGCGATCGTCGTTCGGGTGAATGACCATGCCGATCTGATCCACCATGACGCCCTGATCCATCTCGTAGGCGGCGCGGGCGAAGGGTTCCTGTTCTACGCCCCACCGCATCGCGGCGCTGGTGAACTCATCGTCCTGCGGCTCGCCCGACAGGCGCTCGCAGACGATCTGGAACCGGAGGTTGACGCGGGAGGCCGATTCGGCGCTGCCCTTGCCTTTGGCTAGGATGTCCTTGACCCGGGAGGCGGTCACACGGCCGGCGCGGGCGGCCTTCCACTCGGCGCTGCCCTGCTCGACGTTGAGGATTTTCATTTCTTCTCCTTCTGGAGATCGGCCTTGCGCTCGTTCTTGGCATTCAGGAGCGCACCCTGGGCGGATTTGTTGTTGGCCGCGGTCGCCTTTCGGTAAGCCGTGGTGTAGATTTCCTGAAGATCCTTGAGCGTCGTGGTGGCGGCGATCTTGTCCAGATCGGTCTGAAGGTCGGACCCTGCGGCTACGGTCGTTCGCCCATCGGTGTCCCCATCGCTGGAGGCTAGGCCGGTGATAGCGAGGAAGGTGTACCGCTCCAAGTAACTCAAGGAACTGGCCCGCGCCTGAATGGCGTTCTTCGCACCGCCGTTGTCGGGAGGCCCACCCATGAACACGGACTCGGAATGTCCCATCTCGTGGCGAAGGGTGCAGGTGACTTCGATCCAGGTTGGATCATCCTTCGTGAGCCTCCAGGAGGAACTCAGTCCATGCTTGGAAAGGGCATCGGTCGCGGAATTGACCACCGCGAATAGGTCTGCGTACTTCTTCCCCTTGAGGGGGCCATCCTTCACGTCGATGTTCTTGACGATCCGCACGGCCTCTGATTTGAACCCAGAGAACGCTCGGTTGAAGGCTTTCCGTGCCTCATCCGCTTCCCAGGTCCGACGGAGGTCCATCAGTTCCTTAACCATGCTCAGGTCGCCGCCATTGGCGATGACCATGGCGAGAAGCTGCATGGGGTTGGTGATCGGCTCGGCCACCTGGGATATGGGGCGGAGGTTCATCGCCGTCTGCCCATTGCCCTGATCATTCGTGGTGGGCATAAGGACTGCACTCGTGCCGCTGTCGAACGGAAGTTCGTTGTTCATTCAAATTCCCCCTTTAGGAGATGGATGGCGTAGTTATCAGGCCCGCCGACGATGGGAGACACCGCAGAACGCATCGATTTCAGCGGAAGTCCAGAGGTGTTCGATCCGGGGCTCAGGCATGCCAAACCCGGCGTCCTCCGCCTGGCAGTTGAAGCACTTTCCGGCGTCCTGTTCGGCCTCGTGGTCGAGCGGTTCTCCACAGGCACAGGGAGGGATCAGGGAGATATTGATGATGTGGCTGCACATGATCGCTCCCTATGCGGCGCGGCGGATGGGAGCGATGGGCTCGGGGCTGCGAGGCTTGACCTTCGGTGGCTTGAACGGGACAATGTTCATGTGCTCCTCCTGAGAGCGCGATTCAGGCCCAGGACGCGTCAACGTCCCGGGCCTTTGATTTGTCCCCTCCGCTGCTCGGATCGATACCCGGAGGGGTGCCGGAATCTCTGGCGGGTGCCAGCAATCGCGAGATGCGGTGCCGGTGGTCGGGCTGGATCGGCCAGCCGCGATGGGTGGTGTTCAGCCAACCCCACGTATGGGGCTGGATGCTCATCACTGATTCCAGGCCGTCCAGTAGCTCACACTGGGCCGTTGCGCAACTTGGTAGCTCTGCACCTGGTCTTTCTGCCGAATCCTGAACCTCGGTTTTCGATTTCGCATGTCGCTCTTGGGTTCTCAAGGATCCCGGTTCGTGCCGGTGATGAAATATCGCATCGACTGCGAAACTCGTCAAGAGAAAAATTTCGCATGATGTGCGATAAATTAGTATGGGCACAAAAAAGCCTCTCGATTGAGAGGCTTGCGATCTTTGGAGAGGTTGGTTGAGGGCTAGTTTTTCTGGAATTGCCCCGCCCAGGCCCGACTGTCGCCTGCCCGGACCAGCACGTAGAAGCCGTTGGGGACTGCCCACTCAGTCGCGGATGCGCCGGCCCAGAACCCAAGTCCGCTGTAGGTCACGCCACCATAGAAGAACATAACCTCGTATAGGTTCTCTGTTGGGTTGATCAGGGAAATGGTGCCAGTGAAAGGCCCCTCTGAATTCGTCCCGGTGATGTTCCCGTGATCGTCTATGGTCATTGAGGAGATGGAATACCTGGTGACGTGGGCAGTGTAGGTCCCAGCGAAGGTGGAAAGCGACTTGGGAGATGCGTATTCCGCGCAATAGGTGAATTGGAAGGTCCCTCGATCCCCGGTGGAAACCGCATAGGATCCGGTTGCAGATGTCCCCGGGCTGATTGAAACCCCGCTGAGAGTTATCCCGGGGCTGGAGATGCCATCCCCATTAGTCATATACCCAACTTCGCTGTTCAGATTGACGAAGGCCAGGTAGCCGTTGGATGCGTAATAGCTGATATCTCCGTTGGGAAGGGCAACCCCATATGCCCCGAGCTGCCCAATCCCGGCCGTGTTTACCACTCCCCGGTAGATCCCTTCCGGGTTGGGAGGAATCACTGGGCCGGCGGTCCCACCGCCTCCGCCTCCCCCACACCCAACAGCCAGGGCCAAGCCAACACAGGCCAAAAGCAACCGCATACGACCTCCTTTATTTGGCCCCGTGCCTCCTGAGTGGATAGCGGACCATGAGAACAATCCCGAGGATGACGGAACCCACAATCGCCGATTGGAGCCCTGTGCTTATGCGCTCCCCATCAAGCATGAGCAACGTGGCCACGCCGGATCCGGCGAACATGGCGCCAACCCAGAAATGGAGGTTGTGATCGTTTGATTCGTAGGGTGAAGCCACGCAAAACCTCCAGGGTCGGTTCAATCACTCAAGAGTGCATTGGCCACCTGGCGGGCTTTGGCAATGGCCGCTCGCTGGATGGTGATCGCCTGCTCATCGGTCAGGAGTGCAGCGCTGTCGCCCTCAAGAACTTTCCAGCAAAATTCCCGGGCCAATGCTCCTGCTGATTTGACCATCCCTTGGGGTGAAAAAAGCCGATCAGGGGGCAGTTTGAAATACTCTGCCATCAATTCGACAGTATCTAAATGCGGTTTACGGTCGTAGTTATAACGCCAACCCGTTTCAAGACTGTATGGCGTGCTCATCCCAAAGGCTTTTGCTAGGTCTTCATATGTCGCACCCTTGGCGACCTCAGCATCGACCATAGCCAGCACCTCAAAACGCTGCGGCCATGGGTCATTTGGGCGTGGAATCCGGGTGCGGGTCATTCTCAAATCGTGCGCATTTTTCGCAATTTTTGCAATTTCGCATGACGGGCTAAATTCACCCCTTGCATTTATCGCAGCATGTGCGAAATTATGGGTGTCATGAAAATCACCCTTCCTGCAGGACACACCATTGAATCCCTCAGCAAATGTTGTGGGGGAGTCCATCAGGCGACCATCTACCGCGCCATTGGCGGGAAGGGGTGCAAGCCCGCCCTGGCGATTCAGCTTCATTTTGTGACCAATGGAGGGATCCCCTGCTGGGAAACCCGTCCCGATTTGTGGCGTGCTGGCCAAATCCCCCCCCAGCCCACTCACCCCTCAACCTCGTCCAAAACGGCCGCATGATTCGCATCGTGCCGGTCGAACGGGGTGATCGCTCCCCTCGCCACCCCGCGCTCGCGGCGGATCGTCAGGCACAGTTCAACCGAACGAGCTGCATCCTGCCAGACCGGGACCGGGGCAAAGGCCGCGGCGTCCGTCAGCCGAATCAGGCTCGGTATGAATCCATCCATGCGACTCGCCCTGGTGAGGGTGCAGTGTCGCACGGACCCCATCAGAAAACCGCCACCCCCAGCTAAAGGATTTTCCATGGATACCAATCTCAGTCCCGATATGTCCCATAGCAATATCCCTTCACATGATCGCCAGTTGGTTGAATCCATGGCGACCAAGATGCGGCAGGAACTGGACGAGGCCCCGTGCAAATGGGAAGGCTCAGCTGAGCAGATGAAGGTGGACATTAGCACGTTGAGCAAATGGACGGCTCGTTCCAAGCCCACCCCGGTCCCGGCTTACCGGCTGATCCGCTGGACCAAGGCGATGGGCCCTGGCTTGCTTCGCTGGATCTGCCGCATGTGCGGATATGAACTGATCCCCCTGAGTTCCCAGCAGGGCTGCCCAGAGCCGATCCCGCTGATCGCCCTATTCAGCGCAAAGGCCGGCGCCGCGGTAGGCGATACCCTGCGCGACGTGGCCAGCGACGGGCGTTGGGACGACGATGAAAAGCGCGTCGACCTCGTTTCCTGGCTCAAAGTCCAGTCCCTCGTGGACGGGATCGTGGACGGGATCGTGGACGGGATCCAGGCATCCCTGAAGGGCGGTGCGGCGTGACCTATGAGGCTGAGGCCCTGCACAAGATTCGCGTCGAGATCTACAAGGCCTATTCCGCGCTCTGGATTCCTCGCCTCAGCGACACCGGACCCACAGCTTACCAGTTCATCGGGGCGGCCATCGACCTATTGAATTTCTACGATTCCGCCCTACTTCCCGAGGTCTGCAAAAACCTTATCCAAGCCCAGGATGCGCTCCGCTCTGGCAAGGGTGGGGAACCGGCCTTGGATCGCATCACCTTCGCCCTGCTGTTGATCCAGGATTTTCAGTCTAACAAAAAGACCGCTCGTGACGGAGCGGCCTAGTTCTAAGCCCGTTTTCAGGAGAAACGAACTATGAAACCAGATTACCAGCGAAAGCCAAACCCCCTGGAACGAAAATATTCCAGGTTCAACGACCTTCTTCGCAGCGCGGCCTGGCTCGCCCAATACCGGGACCACGGCGTCTGCTGTGCTGACGGCCTGACCCTGGAAGTGTTGGACGTGATGGCGCCTGAGGCGGCGGCATGAGACATGATGCATCCAGGGCTCGCAAGGATGCCAAGTCGGAGCAGATCAGGCTCAACAACGGATGGCTCACGCCGGTCGAAATTCAGGAGAAGGCCGAGGCTGAGGAGCGCCGCCAGATGGAGCAGGCCCGCAAGGACACCCTGGGCCAGCTTCTGCTAGAGGACGAGTCATGAGATGGCACCTAGTCATCCCCGTCCCGACTCCGAGCCAGAACACCCGCGAGCGCCAGCACCACATGGCTCGCCATACCTGCAAGGGCCTTTGGTGGTGGGCGATCCGCGCCGCTCCTGGATTCCTCCTGATCCCCCGAGCCACCTGCAAACGCCGGCTGACCATCGAAAGACACGCCAAGGGCATTCCCCAGGACGAAGCCAATGTCCATGGGGGCTGCAAGGGAATCGTGGACGACCTGGTGCAACTCCGCCTCCTGGTCGACGACTCCCCCGCCTACATCGAACACGGCATACCCCGGCACGTTCCCCTGGCGAAGGGTGAGCGGGCCTTCACGGTTCTGATTCTTGAGGATGTTGCATGAAACCCAAAGCCATCGAACCTACGCGCCACCCCCTCTCCGCCCTCTTCGAGCGGTTCGATCTGGTCGGCGAAGATCTACAGGCCCTGGTCGACGACATCAAGCACGAAGGGCTACTGAACCCCATCACGACCCATGACGGCATGATCCTGGACGGATGGAACCGTTTCCAGGCGTGCAAGTTGGCCAAGGCCCGCCCGGTTTTTCTGTCCCTGGCCCCGGGCCTTGACCCCTGGGAGTTCGTCAAGGGAGCCAACATGCTGCGCCGGCACATGCCTCCGGCCGAGCGGCTGGCGGTGATGCTGCTCAAGATGCAGATGGATGGGGGGGTACCAAATGGTACCCCCCACGACCCCAGCGTGAAGGAGATCGAGAAGGATCTGGAAGTCGGCCGCGGAACCGCCCAGCGTGGGGCCCAGATTGCCAAAGCCCACGACCCCGTCCTCAATGAGGCCCTGGCAGACGGGCGTATTTCCGTGGATCGGGCTGCACAACTGGCGAAACTCCCGAAGGAAGAACGCCAGGCCGCCATGGATTCCCCTGCGCCGGCCCCGGGCCCGAAGCCCATCGACGACCGGGACGCCCGGATCGCCCAGCTTGAGCGCCTGCTGGAGGACGGGAAAAAGGAGATCGCGGAACTGACCCAGAAACTCCAGGAGGCTGGCGCCCAGGTGCTGGAACTCCACGAGGAGAACGCCAGCATGCACCGGATCCTGGATGCCGAAGGCATGTTCGAGGAGTTCAAGCGCGAGGTGAAGCGCAACCAGGAGCGCGCCCGGGTGGCCGAGAGTCGGCGGGATGGGCTGATGGTCGAGAACCGGGACCTGGCGGGGCGGCTGAAATCGGCCCTCGGTCGGATCAAGCGCCTAGAGAAGAAGGAACCCGATCTGGCGGAGGTCTCGTGAGCCTCTTCCACGGCGAATTCCCCCCTCTCCGCGAGTTCCAGAAAGTCGCGCACGAGGCCCTGCGTGAGGCGGCCCGGAAACTCCACCGCCGCATCCTGCTCATGGCTCCCACTGGCGCAGGCAAAACCATCCTGGCCATGAACGTGATCCAGCAGGCCCTGCTCAAGGGCAAAAAGGCGATGTTCGTCTGCGACCGGAAAACCCTGATCTCGCAGACCAGCAACGTGGCCCGGGAACTCGGTTTAGGGAACCACGGCATCATCCAGGCCGACAACCCAATGCTCGAACTGTCCCGGCCGTTCCAGATCGCATCCTGCCAGACCCTCATGCGCCGCGGCTGGCCGCTGGATATGGACGTGATCGTGATCGACGAGTGCCATGCGATGTACAAGACTTGGGTGGACTACATCCAGGGCCCCGACTGCAAGGCGCTGGTCGTCGGGTTGTCCGCGACCCCGTTCGCCAAGGGCCTGGGCGGAATCTTCACCCATTTAGTCAATGCCGCCACCATGCATGATCTGGTGGAGCAGAAACTGCTGGTGCCGATGCGGATTTTCAGTTGCCGCAAGCCCGACATGGAGGGCGCCGAAACCAAGGCAGACGGCGAATGGACGGATCGGGCAGCCGAGGAACGGGAGCTGACCATCGTCGGCGATGTGGTCAGCGAGTGGACCCGGATTGCATTGGGGCGCAAGACCATCGTGTTTGGCAGCACCATCCGGCACTGCGAGGAGATTACACGGCAGTTCAACGAGGCGGGCATACCTGCTGCCACGTTCTGCGCGACCACTGAGGACGATGAGCGGGCGCGCATCCTGGATGGGTTCTCCTGGGGGCGGATCCAGATCCTGGTGAGTGTCGAGGCCCTGGCCAAAGGGTTCGATGTCAAGGATGTGGGCTGCGTGTGCGATTGTCGCCCTCTGCGCAAATCGTTCTCTACCGCTGTTCAGATGTGGGGCCGCGGTCTGCGATCCAGCCCCGACACGGGAAAGGAGGACTGCTATCTCCTCGACTTCTCCGGAAATATCATCCGGTTCGCCGACGATTGGGCGCGGGTCTACTTCGAGGGCCTGGATAAGCTGGCCTCCGGAGACAGGCTCGACAAGGAGATTCGCAAGGACGAGGAGCACGAGCCCCGGGCCTGCCCGAAGTGCGGCTATAGCCCCATGGGCAAGCGGTGCGTCGGCTGCGGCTACGAGCCGGCGCCCAAGAGCCTGATCGAGCACCAGCCGGGGCGCATGGAGGAAATAATCCTCTGCGGGAAAAAGAAGCTGGCCAACGACAAGATGGACCTCTGGGCTCAGGTCGCAACCTACTCCCTGGACCACGCCAAGGTCGGCCGGGATCCGCACAAGCGGGCCTTGGCGCTCTACCACGACATCACCGGGGAATGGCCGCCCCGCGGGCTCCGTGCCGAGCATGCGCCGCGGGTCGAGCCGACCCGGAACACCGTCGACAAGATCCGTTCGCTCTGCATCGCCTTCGCGCACCGGAGGGCATCATGAGCCTGGAGAAAACAGCCATCGCTGCCCGGGGCCGCTGGCGGGGCATCATCCAATCCCTGGGGATCGACCCGAAATTCTTGGACGGCAAGCACCACCCGTGCCCGTTCTGCGGGGGGACGAATCGGTTTCGGTTCGACGACAAGGACGGAACTGGCAGTTTCTTCTGCAGCCAGTGCGGCGCCGGCAGCGGCCTGGATTTTGTGATGCGGGCCCGGGGCTGGGACTTCGCCAAGGCAGCCAAGGAAGTCGACGGTCTGGTCGGCGTGATCCCGATCCAGGAGCGCCAGGCCGAGCGCACCGAGGCCCAGAAGCGGGATGCCGTGCGCCGCCTGCTGAAATCCGCTTCGCTCCTGACGCCCGACACGCCGGCCTGCCGATACCTGGAGGCCCGGTGTGGGAACCTGTCCGGGCTCACCGAGGATCTGCGGGCCCATACCGGCCTCAAACACCTGGAGAGCGGCGGGGTGCATCCGGCGATGCTGGCGATCCTGCGGTATGCGGACGGCAGCGGGGCGAGCGTCCACCGGACTTACCTCACCCCCGATGGGTTCAAGGCCGCGGTGGATCCCGTCCGGAAGGTCATGTCGTGCCTTCCTCTGGAGGGGGCCTCGGTTCGACTGGGGCCGCCGGCCGAGCGCATGGGTGTCGCCGAAGGGATCGAAACCAGCATTTGCGCCGGGAAATTATCCGATCTGTCTGTCTGGTCTGCCCTGTCCGCGAACGGGCTGACCTCCTGGATTCCCCCCGAGGGGGCGCGGTCGGTGGTGATTTTCGGCGACAACGATGCCGGGAAGATCTATGAGGGCCAAGTCGCCGCCTTCGCCCTGGCCAAGAAGTTGCGGCTCAAGGGCCTGGACGTTGAGGTGCGCATCCCGGCTTTGGCTGGGACCGATTGGGCCGACGTTTGGGCAGCGCAGCAGTTGCAGGGGGTGGCCTAATGGCCGGATACAGCAAACTTTTTTCTTGCATCGTCACATCCAGCGTCTGGTGCCAGGACAGTTCCACCCTGCGTGTCTGGATTGCCATGCTGGCGATGAAGGACACCAATGGCAACGTCGAGGGATCCATCCCAGGATTCGCCAGCTTGGCGCGGGTGACTGTCGAGGAAATGCGGCGAGCCATTGAAGTTCTGTCCTCTCCCGATCCCGACAGCAGAACGCCAGACCATGAGGGCCGCCGGATCCTTCCGACTCCCGGGGGATGGCATGTCGTAAACCACGACAAATACAGGGATATGGGGCAGGGTCAAAGCGGGAGCCGGGCTCCATACATGCGGAAATACAGGGCGAAGAAGGACGCGGAAAATGGTGAATAACGCGATACATCACCCTGTAACGCGTAACCCCCAAATGTTACGCGTAGCGATTCCTGTATCTGTATCTGTATCTGCATCTGTAAAGAACCCCTACCAAGGAGAAAAGATGGTTGGAACACGTACACCCCGCCCCATCCAGCCTTTGGAAATCGAAGCAGGCATGATCCTCAAGGGCGCCGCCGGCCAGGTGCGCGAAGTTCTGCGCGTCTACGCTGGCAGGGTTACCTACCGAAAACTCAGCAACGGATCCAGTAAGGCCAGGACTTGTCCCGCGGTGGGCGGGGTCGCCCGAATTCTCCTGCCCACCATGAGCCTCTGGCCGAGGCAGACATCACCGCAACCTGGGGGCGCCCGTGAACCCGGACTGGGGATTCAACGACCGGGTGGACGACTTCCTGCCGGGAGACAACGCGACCCTGGCCGAGTGGGTCACGTTCGCCAAGGCGGAATGGGGAGCCGACTCCCTGGTGGTTGCCCACCTGGAAGGGTTCGTCGCCCAGGATGGCCCCGGCTGGATCGTCTACGGGAAGCCTCTGGCATTCATCCGTCACCTCCAGGACCTGATCTGGACCTACGAACACGATCAGGCCGCCTGGGACTTCTACCGAGGGCAGGCATCATGACCACGCTGGCGACGATTGAAATCCAGGGGATGCCTGTTCTAGTGGTCAAGGAAGACCTCACGGTCATCTTCGAAGCCATCAATCCGAGCGAATGGACTCCGGAGCGCCAGGAAGAGGCCTATTCCATCGGCGAAGTCTTCATTGCATCCCAGGTCCAAAAGCAACCCGCGCTCGCGCAGACCTGGGGGCAGAAGGCAGGGGAAGGATTTCCGGTGGCCATCGGCTCGCCCTGGGAAATAGAGGCCCGTCCTGGGGCAAATTGGATAGGAAAAAACTGGGTTTCCATGGTTTTCCTAGCAGTGGTGGCTGGCCTTGCATGGTTGGGGGTACGCCGATGAAACCTCAAATCTTCGTTCTCCGTGAGGATCGCAACGCCCAGGCGCTGTGGGCCTTTCTGAAAAATAACTGGAAGGTCATGGCGGAAGGCGGGAACCCGCTCGCCATCCAGATCGGACCCGAGAAAGCCAAGCGAAGCGTTGAGGCGAACAAATACCACTGGCAAATGCTCAACCAGGTTCAAGAACAGGGATGGTTCCACGGCAAGCAGTACAGCGCCGAAGTATGGCATCGGTTCTTCTGCGGGGAGTTCATCGGCAAGGAAGAAATGCCCGATGGGACATTCACCTACATCAGCTCGACCACCTTGAGTGTCGAAGAATTCGGCGAATTCGACCGGAAGATCGAGGTTTACGCGGGAGAAAACCTTGGCGTGCAGTTCGTGGAGAAGACGGAACCGCTAGGGAGGACCGCATGATCCCTGAATCCAAAATCACCCCTGGCGTTTACCGCGGCAAGAGTCGGGACGATCGCAAGGTTCTGTCCATCGAAGCCGGCTGGATCACGTTCGAAAACACGGTCACCCGCGACCGCCACGACATCCCCTTAGCGGAATTCTCCGCCTGGGCCTCCAAGCGCATCGCCCCGAGGAGGAAGGCAGCATGATCCGTTTCTTCCTCGTCTTGCTCATCGCCTGCACCCTGTCGGCTTCGACTCCTTGGAACCGCCAGGACGTGGCTATGGAGGGCCTGTTTGTCGCGTCTGCCATCCAGGACTGGGGGCAGACGCTGGATATCCAATCCGACCCCTTCCACCTCCAGGAGCAAAATAGCATCATGGGCAGGCACCCGACCCGGGCGACGGTGAATGAGTATTTCGCAACCGCGATCCTGCTTCACGTGATGGTGGCGAACCAACTCTCCGGGTCTTGGAGAACGGCCTGGCAGATGACCTGGATCGGGCTAGAGGCCGGGACCATCCAGAGAAATTACCGACTCGGAATCCGTCTCAACTTTTGAGGAGGCACCATGAAACCTGTCAACGCCCTTACCGAATTGCAAGCCGCCATCGAACTGGCCGACCTCCTGGACAAGGAATCCGAAATCACCGACGAACTGGACCTATTCCACTGGATGAAGGAACACGGCCAGCGGATCCAACAGCTGGAGCTCCACATCCAGCACCTCCAAAACCAGGGCACCGCTGAGGAGCCCATCCCCCAAACCCCCATTCCCCAGGAACTTCCTGTGAACCAGAACGAGGAAAGACTGAAAGCCGCCATGGTCGAACTTCGGGACACCACCGAAAAGGCCAACTCCGCCCCCGACAAGCAGACGTTCGCCCAACTTGCACAGCGGTGCCACAATATCCGCTACAAAATTCGCGACCTGGTCAAGCGCTTCTCCCTGAAGGCGCCCGAGTTTCCGGAACTCCCGGTCAACCCATTCTCAATCCCGATTCCGGATATCTGTGTTGTCCGTCCCGGTGCGGCCGAGTTCACCGCGGATGGGCCCGTGGCGAACTCCCCGACCCCCGAAGTCGTTGACGAGGTTGCCAACCGCCAAGGGACGCTGCAGCAGGTTGTCGACGAAACGCCTTACCTGGATAAGGCGGGGCCCGGTCCCTACACCGAACCGGATCCGGCAAAGCTGGCCGAGGCCCTGAGTGAGCGCGGAATCAAACTGAATTTCCCTGATCCGTCCTTCTTGTCGGCTTATGGGATCAATATGAGCCTGGAGCATGAAGCAATTCACCAGGCGACCCAGGAAATGATCTCCAGGGAAACACGCCCAGGAGGCATGTTCGATCGGGAAGGCGGATCCCCCATCAAATCCAGTTCCCGCCCGGAACCGCATCTGGTCGACCATCCATCACACTACCAAGGGAACGGGATCGAGTGCATCGACGCCCTGGAGGCCGCCCTCGGGCCGGAAGGTTTCCAGGCCTACTGCCGGGGGAACGTCATGAAATACACTTGGCGCGCTGGAAAGAAACAAGACACGGCCACCGACATGCGCAAGGCGGCCTGGTATGCCAATCGCGCTGCTACATCCCTGGAAAAGGCAGGGTGATTCATGTCCATGGAATGCAAAAAGGGCTGCTACCCCTCCAAGACCCGAGCCCTGGAAGTCCTCCAGAAGCGCCAGAAGGAAAACCCAACCATCGTTCTCCGCGCCTACCACTGCGGATCCTGCGGTTACTGGCACCTCACATCCAAGCCTGACCGCTACGCCAAAGACCAGGACGACCTCAGGAGCGCATCATGAAGTGGACCGAACCCCAGCGAAACGAAGTCATTAACCAGGCCATGGACCTTGCAGCCAACGTCGACAATTTTCGGCAGGTCCTGATTTTGACCATGGACCACGAGGGGAACATGAACGTCGTCCAGAAGCGTGTCGACGATGCCACCACATTGGAAGCCATCGGCATGTATCGCCTGATGGCCGCCGACGTCGAGCAGAAAACGGCGGAATGCTGGCGTGATGCGGACCGGCCGATGAGCGAGGACGAGGAATGAACACAAATGCGCAACGTAAGAAGCCAAAAGGAAAACAGAAGGGCGAAAAATGTGAGTCCACCGTTGCACGCCGTCTCCGATTTGCAGAGCAGTATGTGCTGCATGGAAACGCTACCCAAGCAGCGGAGGACGTTGGGGTTAGCTCCAAGTCAGCCAGAACGACAGGATGGAGGTGGCTGCAAAACGTTGAAGTTAAGGCACACATTGAGCATTTGAATCAGAAACACACGGAGGACGCCGGGGTCACATACGACTGGATCATCAACAAATTGAAGAACATAGCATCTTTCGACGTTCGCAAGACCAGAAGGCGTGGCGGTAGCCTAGTGGACATCTGTGAACTGGATGACGTAACGGCTGAAAGCATCAATGGCGTTGAATTTGTCGAGCAAGAGGGCGGCGTCACAATGGATGAAAACGGAGACTCTGTTGAATCAATTGCGATGCTGAAGAAATATAAGGTGATCAACAAATTAGACGCCCTCCGGATCCTGGCCCAGATCAAGGGCATGCTGGTCGAGAAGGTGGATGCCAAGGTCACGACTAATCAGCCGATCACAGTGAAGATCACCCGGAATGGGAAGGTTTGATGGCTGAACCGCTGGAACTTGACCTGGGTATGCTGCACGACCAGCAGGGGGAAGCATTTGACTCTATGGCCACAGAGATTCTTTATGGCGGGGCTGCCGGTGGCGGTAAATCCCACTTGATGCGAATCGCGGCGATCCTATGGTGCCTGTTGATCCCCGGCCTCCAGGTCTATCTCTTCCGGCGCACGTTCCCTGATCTGTGGAAGAACCACATGGAAGGGCCGTCTAGTTTCCAGGCCCTCTTGTCCCCCCTGGTGAAGGTCAAGCAGGTTTCCATCAACCTCAGTGACAATTTCATTACCTTTCCGAACGGCTCGAAAATCTTCCTGTGCCATTGCCAGCATGAAAAGAACGTCTACAACTACCAGGGCGCGGAAATCCACGTCCTGATGATGGACGAGTTGACCCATTTCACTGCGACGATGTATCGCTATCTCCGGGGCCGGGTTCGCATGGTTGGGCTCAAGATCCCGGATGAACTACAGGCCATGTTTCCCCGGATTCTGTGCAGCGCGAACCCTGGGGGCGAAGGGCACAACTGGGTAAAGGCCGCCTGGGTCGACCTCGCCCCGCCGATGACCATCACCCAAATGCCGGATGAGGAAGGCGGGATGCTGCGGCAATACATCCCCGCCAAGATGCAGGACAACCCATCCCTCATGCTCAACGATCCCAAATACCTATCACGTTTGTCTGGCCTCGGAACTCCCGCCCTGGTTAAGGCCATGAAGGATGGCGACTGGAACATTGTGGCCGGCGGGATGTTCGATGATGTCTACCTCGAATCGATCCATGAACAACCGCCGTTCCCGATCCCTTCCACCTGGCGGATTGATCGATCCTTCGACTGGGGTTCGTCCAAACCGTTCTCGGTCGGTTTCTGGGCCGAAAGCGACGGAACCGAAGCCACCATGCCGGACGGCAAAAAAAAGTCTTGGCCGCGAGGGACCCTGTTCAGGATCGGGGAAATCTATGGGTGGAATGGCCAACCGAACGAGGGGTGCCGAAAGCTGGCCGTCGAGGTTGCCCGGGACGTGAAGTCCTACCTGGCCGATGTCCCATGGGGGCCAAGATGTGTGCCGGGACCCGCCGACAACTCGATCTTCGACGCTGAAAATGGGATGTGCATCGCCGACGATATGGCCAAGATTGGCATTCGCTGGGAACGGTGCGACAAGAGCCCAGGGAGCCGCAAGACGGGCTGGGAGGCTATCCGGAAACGGCTCAAGGCAGCCCACCAGCACCCAATGGAAGAACCTGGACTGTTCACTTTCAACACCTGCCGGCAATTCATTCGGACGGTCCCAACCCTTCCCAGAGACCCAATCAAAACAGACGACGTGGACACGAAATCAGAGGATCACACCGGGGATGAAACCCGGTACCGGGTCCTGTATGCCAAGAAAATCACTACATCTGAGGAATTTCTCGTATGACCTCCTACCTGGAAACCGTCTTGGCCGAGAAATTCCGCTCCATGATGATGGATCCCATCCTGGCGGATCGTGTGGCAGCTGTGACCGCAGGAACCATCAAGGCACTCGACCTCGTTCCGCGCCAGGCAATGGATGCGTTCGAACTGGACGCCAAGATCTACGGGCTGCGGGGAAAGCGTGTGGCCCAGCCTGACATGATTGCCCGCTTGGGGATCTGCAAGCGCAGGATCTACATCGCCCTAGTTCGCCACGCCAAGCGGCGCAGGGCCATGCTGCTGGTGAGGATTGACCAGAGCGACAATTCTTTGGAGAACGCTGGATAAGGGGCGAAGGCCTGGGGATGACCGTACAATTCTGTACACCTGATGTCGCCTAGCAACACCGGTTGTTAAATAGTGCTGGCCTCAATGCACCCGGAGGGCCTGAGCCTGAGCATGGAGGCGAACCATGCTCAGGTTTTTCCAGCACCTATGGGCTGAGGTTTCATCGATCTCCCCTGAGGAACGGGCCAAGTCGGTCCGGATCGCGGCCTGGGTTGGTCTTCTGCTCGTTCTGATTGTCCTGGGGATGGCAAGCGAAACGGCCAGAACCAACGTTGCCTCGGAAAGTCCGATCTGGGACGCCGTCCTGCAGACCCGACTGGCCCTGGTGCGCCTGGTGCTCGCCCTGCCGATTCTGATCATCGGGTCCGTGGGCGCGGTGTCGGTCTACCAACTCCTGGAGAATTCGAAACTCGGCGATCGAATCCTTGCTGGTTCGTTGGAGCGTTCCATTGTGATGGCCGCCTTGCTCGCATCCTGCATTATCGGGCTCCTGTTCGGAGTGCTTCGGTGATTCGCCGCCTCTTCGCCGCCTGTGTGGCGGCGCTTGCCCTGCTGGCTGGACCCGCCAAGCCCCTACCCGGTGAGTGCGTCCCCTGGCAGGGCATCTTCATCTCTGTCGCCGGGTCGCGATGGATCGACCGCGCCGCCCAGGTGCAAGCCGAGAGCGGATACAACGCCGATGCTCAGAGTTGGATCGTCAACAAACAGGGTCAGCGCGTTCCCTGCGCATTCGGACCCAGCCAGTTCACGCCTCCGACCTGGGCCATATGGGCGAAACCTCCCAGCGCAAAACCCTCCAATGTGCCCGTTGCGCTCGATGCGCAGCACCGCTACATGCTCTGGCTGGAGGCCCGAACCCACGGGCTCGATCAGGCCCTCGGGAGCTACAATGCGGGCCTTGGGTCGATCCTCAAAGCCCAGCGGATGGCCGATTCCATCGGTCTCGCTGATTCGCAAGCCTGGCTCCGGACCCTGCCTCGGGTCACAGGCGATGCGCATGCCGGTGAGACCCGAGGCTACATCGAGAACAACGCCCGCTACAGGGCACAGATCCGGGCTCGGTATGCCGCCCGTCAATCCTGATGATGCCTACGACGAGGATCCCTATGGCCTCGGAATGGGTTTCCCGACATGGGGGTGAGTATGGATTTTGACTGGAAGGCAATCGTTAAATCGGTCGCTCCTATGCTGGGGACGGCGCTCCTTGGTCCTTTCGGAGGGATCGCGAATGCCGCGATCGGTGCCGTTCTGGGGGTTGATCCGACCGATCAGAAGGCCCTGGCGACCGCGGTCCAAAACGCCACCCCTGATCAACTTTTGGCCCTTCAGAAGGCCGATCAGGACTTCAAAATCCAGATGGCCCAGATGGGCTACAAGAGTGAAACCGACCTTCAGAAGATCGCCGCCGATGATCGTGCATCGGCCAGGAACATGGAGATTGCCACCCGGGATAAGACGCCTGCCGTTGGGTTCTACATCATCTCGATCGGGTTTTTCGGACTCCTGTCAGCGCTACTGTTCCTTCCTGTTCCCGAAAGCAACAAGGCGGTAGTCTTCACGCTGGTTGGGACGCTCGGAACGGCCTGGATCGGCTGCACCTCTTACTACTACGGAACCACCCGCTCCAGCAGCGTCAAGGATCAGATGCTCTACAACAGTACACCCCTGGATGGGGGTTCGAAGTGAATTTCGACCAGATCCCGACCTGGGGCTACCTCCTCTGCATCATCGTCCAGGGCATCTGGATCGGGGTAACCTCTCTTACCTCCCGTGGGAACAAAGCGGAAGACGCTCGCCAGGAGCGGGAAACCTCGATGGTCATGGAACTCCAGCGGGAGACCTCGGACATCCGGGTGCAGCTCGCCACACTGAAAACCCAGATCGAGAACATGCCCTCCCATGGGGCGCTGGCGGCCCAGTTCCGGGAGATGGAAGACCGCCTGGAAAAGCGCCTTGAGAACGTGGTCAAGAGGCTGGAAGAGGCAGTCGCTTCCGGGGTCGCCAAATTCAAATGTTCGCATGATGATCAGCGAGGGTGACCATGAATACCGCACCGGATCCCTCGATCAAGCGTGACTGCGTCGTTGAGATGCAGGCCCGGGCAGAGGTATGCAATGCCCTTGTTGGTGGGACACTGGCGATGCGAGCGGCCGGCGGCAAATATCTCCCCAAGGAAGCGGCCGAGAGCGACACCGCATACAAAGCCAGGCTGAACAAGACCGTGCTCTTCCCCGCCTACAAAAAGGCCGTCAACACGATGGTAGGGAAGCCATTCGGGACGCCCATCATCCTGGGGAAGGACATCCCCCAGAAACTTCGGGATGGCTGTGAAAACATCGACATGGCTGGGCGCAACCTCGACACGTTCGCTGGCGATGTGTTCTCCAAAAACCTCCATGATGGAATCGGTTGGATCCTAGCCGAATATCAGAACACGGTAAAAATCCGAGAGAATCTCGGTAAGGATGCGCTTGATCTGCAGGATGAACGTGACCTGGGACTACGGCCCTACCTGATTCACATCCCACTCGACAGTGTCATTGGATGGCGGGTTGAGATCGAGAACGGCTGTCACGAGGTGACCCAGTTCCGCTATATGGAATGCACTGATATTCCTGATGGACCCTGGGGTGTCAAGAAGGTCGAACGGATCCGAATTCTGGAACCCGGGAATGTCGAATCCTACGTCAAGACGCAGTCAACTGAGGGGGGCATGGAATGGGTTCTAGAACCTGAAAACAGCGGTCCGACCACACTCAACTGCATTCCTCTTACCACCTGCTACACCGGCAGGAAAGGGTTCATGCTCGCCGATCCTCCCCTTGAGGACCTGGCATGGCTCAACGTCGAGCACTACCAGTCCAGGAGCGACCAGCGGCACATCCTACATTTCGCTCGGGTTCCTATGTTGTTCGGGAAGAACCTGACGAAGGACGAGAGGACCGGACAAACCGTGGTCGGACCAAATCGGCTGATCACCGGGGGCGAGAACTCCGATCTGAAAGTGGTCGAACATTCCGGAGCTGCTATCGCCGCCGGCAGGACCGACCTTCAGGACATCGAAGAAGCTATGCGGGCGGTGGCGGGAGAGATCATCTCTCGAGCGCCTGGCGACAAGACCGCTACCGAATCCGACCGGGAAGGGCGCGAAGGTGCATCCCAACTCCGGAAATGGGTTTGGACCTTCAAGGACGCTCTTGAGGAAGCATTCCGCTACATGGCCATGTATATCGACGAGAAGGATGGTGGATCGCTGGTCATCAACACCGAATGGGATGACGCGGAACTGGCGGCAGACCTGATGACTTCTATGACCAACGCGGCCAATTCTGGCCTGATGAGCAAGGACACGTTCATCTGGAACATGCAGCGTAAGGGTGCCCTTCCTCCGGATCGGACCGTGGAGCAGGAAAAGGAACTCATCTCAAGCGAGGCCCCGCCGATGGGCGGGACCGGTGATCCGGCACTGTCTGCCATGGATCGTCTCAAATCACGCGCTGCGGCTCTGGCCAAGGCCAATCAAACCACCTAGGAGCCGATATGTCGTTCTGGACTGACTTCGCTGAAAACAAATTGATCGACTGGTTCTTCCGAGGCCAGGCGATCGGCATTACCGGGGCTTCGGCTGCCGCTGGGACCGGCCCAACCACGCTCTACTGGGCGCTGTTCACCGCGGCCCCCTCGGATACTGGTGGTGGCACCGAGGTTTCCACCTCTGGGACCAACTATGGTCGCGTGAGCGTGGCCAGTTCCCTCGCCAACTGGGCCGGGACCCAGGCCGCTGCCAGCACCGTAGCCTCCACCGGAACCAGCGGAACGACCAGCAACAACAACCCTGTGACCTTCCCGGCGCCTGGCGGAACGGCCTGGGGGCTCTGCACCCATTGTGGCGTTTTCGACGCCGCCTCCGGTGGCAACATGGTCGGTTGGGGAGCTCTCGGAACCCCAAAAACTGTCAATGCCAACGATCCGGCCCCTTCCTTCGCGGCTGCCGCGCTGTCCATCCAGATCGACAACTAACCGGAGACGGCCATGGTGCTGCGCACAATCAAGGCCCTGGCCGCCGATGGCCAAACCGAAATGATCTCCCTCAACATGCAAGATGGTGGGATGGCGGCGGAGATCGTCTGCATCCAGGACTGGCGAACGGCCCAGGAGTTGGAGGACATCGCCACCGCCTGCACCCGCATGGCTGGGGTGCTTCGTCAATACGAACCCGCTCCTGATGGGGGTGCATGATGGCGATTTCCACCATGGACGGACTTGTTGCCGCGATGGCAGGCGCGCAGCGGATCCAGCTGCAAAAAGCCAGCGCGACGACCGTGGCCAATTTCTACTACACCCTCTGGTCGACGGCGGGGATTCCTGCCGCCGGGAATCTCACCATTGGCAACATCACGGCAGGCGTGATCCCGAATGACTCGACGTTGGGCGCTCCGGTGATCAATGCGTTCACCGGGGCCAACGTTGGTTACTGCCTGGGCTGGGACGCCGCCACCGCTCAGCCTGGTGTAGTTTCGATCTATGATCGGCTCTGGCATGCTGGATCCTTCAGCACAACGACGCTGCACACAGACACATTGAGCGGGCAGCCAACCCTTTCCCGCGTCCCGAACACCGACTACAGCCAACTCGAACTCTGGCTGGAACAGAACGTGGCCATGGGCGCCACGGCGACTACCGTGACTGTCAGCTACCAGGACGGAACCAACGCGACCCAGACGGCCACCTTGGATACGAACCTAAGCAGCAATCCTAGTCTGAGGATGCTGCCATTCCGTCTCGCCAACGGGACGGGCGTGCAGAAGGTCAACAGCGTCACGGTCGGTGGCGTGCTTGGGGCCGGATCGTTCAATGTGGTGATTCAGAGAAACTTGGGGGATATGACCGTGGTCTCGGCGAACATCAGCCGCCCCAAGCAGAACGCCTTCGACATGGCTATGCCCCAGGTCTACACCGATTCCTGCATCGCCCTGATGTATCTCGCTACGACGACCTCCAGCGGGACGTTGTTCGGCGAGATGGTCATCGGCAACGGGTAAAACATGAGCGGCCCGTGGGTCCGGGCGCTATCCGGCTATCTCAAACCGGCACAGGCCGGCGGGAATAGCCCGGCGGGGCTTGTCGCCCAGGATGCGATGCTGGTTAGCCACACCAGTCCCGCCCCACCGGTTGTCATCACCCCACGGAGCACAACCAGAGCCTCTGTTTCCCAATGGGTTGGAATCGCCGTCACCGCTGGTGATCTGATCATCATTGACGCGGACCAGGGCGCAACGCTCGGGACCAAGACTGCGAGCGACAACGCGGCGGGCGGATCCAATACCTATGCCCAGGTGGGGGCGGGAGTTTATAACGCGGGCGGGGGAACCTCGATTTATCGGTTCTATGCCATTGCCAAGGCGACCGAAACGCTGACGATTCAGACCACTATTTATGGTGGGGGAAACGACTACGGCGGGTTTGTGACTGTGGTCGCAGGCATGAACCAAACGCTCGGTTCCGTCATGGATTCCAGCTCGAGCAGCAACGACACGACGAGCAGCGCCAGCCACACGAACGCCGGTTCAGCAACCTCTAATGCTGGGGATTTCATTCTAACCAAATGGTTCGACAATGCCGGGCAGGCGTTCACCAATGGCACCGTGGGATTCACACAAACAGCGTCAACCGCTGGCGAGGCCCTTTTTTATCAGCAGGTAGCGGCGACCGGAACGTACCCACAGACCGTCACTGTTCCATCCGCTGACAACCAAATCGTCGGCTACAGCACCGCGTTCAAAATCGCGAGCGTGGTTGCCCCCGCTGCCCTAGGCGCGACCCTTCAAGCAACCGCGACTCTAACCCCATCCCTGACCACCGCGATCCCGCTGACGGCAACCGCCGCAGCCATCGCGGCCCTGAACTCCGGGCTCACCACGTCCATCAGTCTCGCGGCTGCTCCGACCGCGACGACCACGCTGACCCCTCCCGCACTCGCGACTGCCATCAGGCCAACCGCCTCGCTGATTGCCGTCGCTACGCTGACCCCTAGCCTGACGACCGCTATCCCACTGTCGACCAGCCTGGCAGCGACGGCAACGCAGACCGCCTCGATCACCACGGCAATTTCGCTTGGGGTGTCCCTGACGGCTGTCGGGAGCTCGTCGGCCAGTCTGACCACCTCCATCCGCCCCGCCGCGACCCTGGCAGCTTCCGCCAGCCTTGCCGCGGCCCTCACGACCGCGATTCAGCTCAGTTCCTCGCTGGTGGCAACGTCTACCCTGACTTCGGACCTCACGGCGGGGGCATCGCCCAACATCACGGCAACCCTTCAAGCCGTAGCCAGCCTGACGCCCACCTTGAGTACCGCGATTCGCTTGACCGCGTCTCCCGTGGCTCAGGCAACCCAGGCAGCAGTCCTGACGACTGGGATCGCGCTCCAGGTAGCCCTAGCGGCCAGCTCAACGGCAACCGCTACGCTCTCAACCCAGATCCGCCTGGCATCGTCCCCCGTCGCATCGGCGAACCTCACCGCGGCACTAACCACCGCCATCCCCCTGCAGTCCGTCCTGCAGGTCGTGGCTTCCGAAACGGCGTCCCTGACCACGGCGATTCGGCTTGTCGCTAGTCTCAGCAGCACCTCCTCCCTGACTTCCGATCTGACCGCCACGGGCGCAGCGGCTGTCCTGACTGCCACCCTTGGAGCGACCTCTACCTTGGGTGCAGCCCTGACTACCGGGATTTCGCTCCAGATGGCCCCCCAGGCGGTCGCAACCGGATACGGGGCGCTCACCACGGCAATCCGCCTTCAGGCATCTCCTGCGGCCCAGGGCGCGCTGGGAGCATCCCTTTCTACGGCGATTCGACTGACGAGCAGCATGTCGGCAGGGGCCAGCATGACGGCCAGTTTGACCACGATCATTCGGCTATCCGCAAACCTGATCGCTCAGGTTGCCGCAGCGGCGATCCTGACCACGGCAATCCGCATTTCGGCCGATTTTCGAGCTATCACCAGCATCAGCGTAGACCTTCAAGGTGGGAACGAACTCACCACCGATCCCGACTTCATCCTCATCGCCCCGGCCTTGGTGACGACGTTCCGCCCCGGTGCGGTGTTCTCCGTCCTGGTGGCGCCGCCCATCGTCTCCACCATCGCCCCGCCCTCGGTGAACGCCACACTCAAACCCCCAGCCCTCAAGGTGATCCTATGAACCAGTTCCCCAGCGCCAAGGACCCCGACGAAACCCGGGTTCTCACGATCGACCTTTCCGAAAACAACCGCCTGATGGCGGGTGAAACGGTTGCCAGCGCGGTCTTCGTGGTGGAGGAAGAGAGCGGCGCAGCGGTTGTGGCCTCCGATTTCCTGGTCGGGGTTGCGGACTTTTCCACCTTCCCGCTGGTGAAACAGTCGATCAAGGGCGGCGTCGACGGGAAGGCCTACCTGATCCGGGTCAAGGGGACCACGAACACCGGGCGGCCTTTCTGCACGGGCGGGCTACTGGCGATCCGCAAGGGTGCCTGATGGACTACATCACGCGATCAATAGACCCGTTGCGGAACATCGCCGTGTTCCGTGAGACCTGCACGGCCTGTGGGCATGAGGTGCGTGAATCGGTGGATATCGAAACTACCGATGCCCTGATCGAGTGCCCGGAGTGTGGATCCATGGTCCCCGCCAAGAACCGCGTGAGGTGGATATGAACGGATCGAAGTTCGAACACATCCCTTTCAAAGGGCGAGAAACAGCAAGCGGGGACTGGAGCATTTTCGCATCCGACCAAACACAACCGGAAGGGGCCTGGTCCATTCAGCGGGAAGGGATCGGAAATCTGCATATGCGCATGATTTGCCCATGCGGGTGCCGTGGCGTGTCCATCCTACCGTTGGGGACATCCGCCGATGCCGGCCGCCACGCTTGGGCATGGGATGGGAACGAGGATGCGCCAACCCTGTCCCCGTCGATCTATCGCCGGATGCAGTGCGGCTGGCACGGGTTCCTGCGGGCTGGTGTCTGGGAGTCCTGCTGATGCCCGTTCCTGACCGGATCCGATCCAATATTCTCAACTTGGCGGTCGACACCCACCGTTACGAGGCGGGCTTATCCCAGGACGTGACTGATCTTCTGATGGAACTCGGTCAGGACTTGATCAAAGATCTCCTGGGCGCCGGCCTGGACACGCCGCGCACCGATTGGCAGCGGGCCCGCCTGGAAGCCTTGCTTAAGGAAGCCAAGACCAAAATTGACGAGTCCTATGGGTTGATCAGCGACACCCACCAGGGCGAACTGGAGGGGTTGATTCAGGTTTCTGGGATAGGGCTGACCAGCGCCATCAATGATGCACTCGGGGCTGATGTCATGGTGCCTCCCAAATGGACGGCCTCCCAACTCAAGGCCATTGCCTCCGATACGTTGATCGAGGGAGCCCCATCCTCCGTCTGGTGGAATCGCCAATCAACCGACCTGATTCAGGCATTCTCCGATCAAATGCGCCAGGGCATGCTTCGTGGCGAGACGGTTACTCAACTCCGCAATCGGATCATGGGACAGAACATCCGAGGAGTGGACGCGGTGGGAAAGGTAGATCTGCGCAAGGTCCCATTCCTGGATAGGGGACCCATCTGGAAGGCCCGACGCAATGCTGAGGCTCTGGTCCGGACCTCGGTCATTTCGGTGGCGAACGCTGCTCATGAGGATGCCTATGAAGCCAATGCGGACATCCTTGAGGGCGTCTCGTGGTGCGCGACCCTTGACCCTCGGACGTGCGCTTCCTGTGCCGGCTTAGATGGCCAGGAGTGGAAGATGGAAGAGAACCACCCAAGCCCGTCTCTACACTGGGGGTGCCGTTGTGTGCTGCTCCCGGTAACCAAGTCGTGGGAACAGTTGGCCCGCGAGGCTCACGGCAATTCCACACTCGCCAAAGAACTGGACAAGATGCCAGCGGGAAACCGCGCTTCGATGGGGAAAGCCGTTTCGGCGGATCTAACCTACACCGATTGGTTTGACCAGCAGGCCCCGGAACGGCAATTGGAGATCCTGGGACCGAACCGTCTGAAACTCTACCAGGATGGGCAGATTGGGTTCAGCGACATGATCTCCCAAAGCGGGAACTCGATAACCCTTGATCAACTCCGAGCTAAGGTGGCCGCCAGATAGAAAGTGTTGGCCTCCGTGCATCCGGTGGGATTGACCCTCTCAGTGTGCCCAGGGATTGGGCGCATTTGGGGAGATCCCGCATGGCCTTCAAGTTCATCTTGGATAGTCTCGACGGCCTGGACGCCGCCCAACACGCCTTCTACAAGAAGGGCGATGACGGCAAGTTTCGCCTGGAAGTCGATGGGCTGGAAGACACCGCTGGCCTCAAGTCCGCTCTCCAGAAAGAGCGAGACAATGCGAGTTCCCTCAGCAAGCAGATCAAGTCCTGGCAGGGCCTCGGAAAAACCCCGGAGGAGATCTCCGAACTCCTGAAGGCCCAGGAGGACCTGCAGCGCCAGAAGGATGACCTGGCGATTCAGGATGCCCTCAAGAAGGGTGAGTACCAGAAGGTTCTGGAAGGGGAGACCAAGAAGCGCGAGCAGATGGCCGCCAAGCACCAGGCCGATCTGGAGGCCTCCAATAGGCAGGCACAGGGATACAAGACGGCCCTGGAACAGCACCTCATCGACGCCCAGGCTACCGCGGCCATTGCCGAAGCCAAGGGCGTTCCCCAGCTCCTCCTCCCCCATGTCAAGGGCCGGGTCAAGGTGCTGGAACAGGACGGCAAATTCAGCGTACAGGTGTTGGACGCCGCGGGGAATCCGATGGTCGCAGATGCGGCCGGAACCCCCGCCACCTTCAAGCACCTCATCGAATCCTTCAAGGCCGACCCGGTTTTTGGTCGCGCCTTCGAAGGAAACAACGCCTCGGGAGGGGGCGGCAACGGGGGCGGCGGGAAGCCGAACACCGGGCAAAAAACCATGACCCGTGACGCTTTCAACCAACTCGAACCCGCTGCCAAGATGTCCTTCTTCACGAAGGACAAGGGCAGCCTCACTGACTAGGAGCGGTGATGGCCAATACCCTGACCAGCCTTCTTCCCAACATCTATGAGTCCCTGGACGTCGTGTCCCGGGAACTCGTGGGTTTCATCCCCAACGTGTTCCGCAACTCCAGCGCCGAGCAGGCCGCGCTGAACCAGCCGATCATGTATCCCGTCACCCCCTCGGCCACCGCCGTGGACATCACCCCCGGCGTGACCAGCCCGGACGCTGGCGACCAGGTGATCGGCAACGGCACCATGACCATTACCAAGAGCAAAGGTGTGCCGGTCCGCTGGAACGGTGAACAGCAGCGCGGCGCCCTGAACACCGGATGGTACAACCAGGTTCTCAACCAGCAGTTCCAGCAGGCCTTCCGGACCCTGACCAACCTGATGGAAGTTGACCTCGCGGCCCTGAGCACCTTCGCCTCCCGGGCGTATGGCACCCTCGGGACCATCCCTTTCGCCACCGCGGGCGACCTCTCCGATCTGGCGCAGATGCGCAAGATCCTGGAGGACAACGGCACCTCCACCAGCGCTCTCAAGATGGTCCTCGGTTCTACCGCGGCTGCCTCCCTGCGCGGCAAGCAGTCCCTGCTCCTGAAGGTCAACGAGTCCGGCAGTGACGGCCTGCTCCGCCGTGGCCGCATCAACGAACTCCCGATCGAGGGCTTCGACCTGGGCGTGTCGAACCAGATCCGGACCACGGTCGCCGGCACTGGCATCAACTTCGTCACTTCCGGCGCAACCGCCCAGGGCGCGACCTCCATCGTGCTGGTCACCGGCACCCTGGTCGTGAAGCCTGGCGACATCGTCACCTTCGCAGGTGACACCAACAAGTATGTCGTGACCGTCGGCACCACCGGCCCCGGCACCATCCAGATCGCGGCTCCTGGCGTCGTCCCCGCCGCGGGCATCACCACCGGCACCGCGATGACCATCGGCGCCGCTGCGGTCTGCAACATGGCCTTCGACCAGATGGCCCTTCACCTCGTGACCCGCGCCCCTGCGATGCCTCTGGATCCCTCCGGCAAGCCGCTGGACGCCGCCACCGACGTGGAGTTCGTGACCGACCCGTTCACCGGCCTGACCTTCCAGATCGCTGTCTATCCCCAGTTCCAGCAGCTCCTCTACATGGTGAGCATCGCCTGGGGCTGCGGCAATGTGAAGCCCGAGCACACCGCCCTCCTCATCCACTAGCCGCCAGCAGGCCGGGTTCCTCCGGGGACCCGGCCCGTTTGCCTGGAGATTCCATGTCCGAATTCGTCACGATGACAAAGGCCGGGGAAACCATCGAAGTCCATCCCGACGCCGTGTCCAACCACAAGAAAATCGGGTGGAGCGTCCTGGACTTCCTCCGGGTCGAGGTGGAGCACGTCGAGAAGACCGTCCATGACTCCATCGTGGCCGCCAAGGACGCGGAGATCGCCGCGCTGAAAGCCGTCATGGGCGAGGCCAGGAAGGTCGAGGCCGAAGTGGAGATGGACAAGTCCGCTCTCATCGCCAAGGCCATCTCCCTGGAAATCGGGACCCGATCCGTGCTCGAACGGTGGGGCTACGACCGCCTGCGCGATGAAATCGCCAAGGTATCCAAGTGACCCTCATTACGGCTCCCGGCGACGTGACCGCCAACAGCCTCGTTTCCCTTGCGGAAGCAGAAGCCTACATGGCGGCGATAATCCCTGACTATAAGGCCGACTGGGTTGCGGCCGATGACCCGACCAAGGAATCCGTTCTGATCCAGGCATCCAGGCTCATGGGGAATCTCCCCTGGATAGGGTCCCGCATGTCTTCCGCACAAATCTTGTGCTGGCCCAGGATCGCCGGGGTTGGAATGTTTGGGATGTCCCCCTCCGGGATCGGCTGGCTCTACGACCATGACGGCTATCCCATCCCCAACCTGAGCATTCCCTGGCAGGTGAAAAACGGAACGGCTGAGTATGCGTTCCGGATCCTGTCCGAGGATCGCACCGCCGACGCTGGCGGCCTGGTCCCCACCGAATTGAAGTCCGGGACGACCACCATCACCGGGCTCCAGCGAAAACCCATTCCCGCCTCCGTGCTGGACATCGTTTCCTCATTCCTGACCTGCGATCCCCGCTCCGGTGGAGAATTGGTGCGCTCGTGAGCTATGACGCCCTGATCATCGCCCAGGTCGCGCAGTCCTACAGACTGCTGAAGGCGGCATCGGCGGTGCTATCGCGTAATGTCTTGGGGGCTATCGACCCTGCCACGGGGAAATCTGTGAGCTCCTCGACCCTAACGTGCTCCACCCTCTGCAAACTCGATTCCACCAGCATCAAGACCCTTGGCTACAAATTCGGAGATGGCCTCGTCCAGGGTGGTGACATCATGGCCTCGATCCCGTCCAAGGGATTGACCTTCTCCCCCCAACCCGGGGACTTCCTGACCGTCCTCAATTGGCCCTACGTGGTCATTGAGACCCGTCCGGAGTTCGCTCCTGGTGGCTCCGTCTGCGAATGGAACCTGCTGGTGCGCAAATGATCGGCTTCGGCGATGCTCTGCATGATTTTGCGCAGGAATGCGGGGTGCGCTTCGACAAGATCGTCCGCAAGGTCTGCATCGATATCACCCGTGACCTGATGCTTGCGACCCCTGTCGACACCGGTCTTGCTCGTTCCAACTGGTTCTTCGGGAATGACCCCATCTCTACTGTCGGGACCGTGGCCAGCAAGAACGGGAGCCCGTCCATCCAACGCGGACTTGAATGGGCTGCGCACCTCAGGGCCGGCGGGGTTTTCTATATCGTGAACAACGTCCCATACATCCTGAAACTCGAATTCGGCTCTTCGGAGCAGGCCCCGGCCGGGATGGCTCGAATCACCGTCGCTCGCTGGCAGAAAATCGTTGATGGAGCAGTCGGGGCCACGCGATGAGTTGGCAGCAGGCCAGGGCCGCCCTGGATTCCCACTTGGCCGAATTGCCCATGATCGAGTGGGAAAAGGTCGAATTCCAGGGCTACGACTTCCCAGCCCAGACCGAGCGCTATTGGAAGGTGGACCTAATTCCGTCCGGAGTTGATCCGGTATTTTCCGGAGCCGACCACGAAATGGGGATTTACCAGGTGTCCGTGTGGGTCCCCACCGGGACCGGGATTGCGGACGCACTCGACGAAGTTCAGCGCATCGTCGACCACTTCAAAAAACAGGTTCTCTCAGGGGTCGCATGCGGAGTTCCCGCCCCGGCTCCCCTTGTCACGGAGGCGGATTGGCTGCACTTCCCCGTCTCCATTCCGTTCTCCGTCCTCTGAGGTAAACCATGGCCAATGAAGTCGGCAATCAAACCCAGATCAGCTACGTTCGAGAAGTTGCGTTCGGCAGCACCCCCGCCACGCCCACGGGGCTCATTCTCCCGTGGGCGGATCTGAGCTACACCGCCGACCGGGACTTCATCGACAACCCCGTCCTCCGGACCGACAACATGAAGGCCGCGGGCCGCGGGTCCTTCCTCAAGGGCAAGGCGACCCTCACCGCCCCCCTGGCCTATGGGATCTACGACGACTTCATGGCCGCCGTGATGGGCAACTGGGCGTTCACCTCCAACGTCTCCAAGATCGCGCCCGCGATTGTGGATACCGCGGGAAGCATCACCATCGCCGCCGCGGGGAAGACCTGGACCCGGGCTACCGGATCGTTCGTCACGGACGGTTTCGCGGTCGGGATGTACATGGACGGCAACGGGGATGCGACCAACGCCGGGAACAACGGGACGTTCCTAATCAGCAACGTGGCCGCCCTGGTCATCACCTGTTCGACCGCCTCCGGCCTGGTGGATGCTGCTGGCCTTTCCGCCTACGCCATCTCGCAGAACATCCGGCCTTCGTTCTCACTGGAAAAGTTGCACAAGGTCAACGGCTATGCGTTCCCGTTCCTGGGCGCCGTGGTGGACTCCTTCGAACTCTCCTGGGACTCCAGTGCCAAGCCGGTGCAGATCAAGTTCGATCTCCTGGCCAAGACGGTCAGCAATGAGGCCACCACCCCTATCATGACCACCTACACGGCGGCCAACACCAACAACCAGGTCGCCCCGTTCGAGGCCGTGGTGAAGAAGGGGACCACCGTCCTACCGATCACCAAGGGGAGCATGAAATGTGATCGGAACAGCGATGTCGCCGCGATCTGTGGCGTGAACGGGATTTACGATATCCGCCACAAGGCAGCCACGGTCTCGGGGGCGCTCGAACTCCTGTTCGATTCCAATACCTACGCCCTCTACACCGACATGCGGGCTGAGAACGATGTGGTCCTGCAGATGCTTTTCGGACCCGGCGGGACCAAGACCTACCAGTTCGACCTGACCCGCTGCCGGTTGAAAAATTGGAAGGGCGATCCGAAGGACGGCATGTTCCCGGTGACCGTCGATTACGAGTCCTACGTCCCCATCAGCGGCACCAATACCGCCTTGATGATCACCCAGCTTCCGTGAGGTTTGACATGGCCAAATGCAAAGGCAAGGGCGGAAAGAAATAAAAGGAGCAAGTGTGTTCAATTTCAAAAGCATTCAGGCGGCCCTCAACACCTCGTTCCCATTTGAGGTGCAGGACCCGATCACCAAGGAACCCTCTGGCTGGGTCCTAGAACTTGCGACCCCGGCGCATGCCGCGGCCCAGGCCCGCGTGACGGCCATCCTGGATCGGATCCGCAAGCGCCGGGAATCCACGGGTTCCCAGGACGAGAAGGATGCGGTGGATCTGATCGCCGCCCGGATCCTCGGGTGGAGCGGCCTGGAAGATGGGGACGCGGAGGTTCCCTACTCCGCAGAGGTCGCCACCGCCTGCCTGTCCGGAGCAAAGGCGTTCTGGCTCCGCAACCAGGTCATCGAGGCGTTGGGGGATAAGGAGTCCCCTTTCGTCCCGAAGACCCCTTCCAGTTCCTGATCGAGGCCACCCGTGAAGTGGCGCTGGCCATCTTTGATCTGGAATCCGCAGACAAGACCGGCGTCACCAAACGGCAGAAGTTGGAACTCCTCGAAAAGACGACCGGAAATCGTCCTGATGCCCTCTCCGTGCCATCGTTCCCTGGTTTGGCCACTACCGCCTGGGAATTGTGGTTGGACATCAACAGGGGCCGCTCCTCCAACGGAATGGGGCCTTCCCTGATCTCCTGGCAAGACATCGAAGCCTGGAGCCGCACGAGGGGACGAAAACTGACCTATTCCGAACTCGAATTGATCCGCGCCATCGACAGCGCCTTCCTTGAAACCCAACAGGAGAACTGACATGCAGGTAGCGCAGCTTTCCATCGCAGTGGATTCCAAGGGTGTGACGGATGCGACCCGGGCCATGGATAGCATGGAACAGGCCGGAAGGGGGTTGGAAGGCATCGTGCAGAAATTGGCCGCTGCCTGGGCCTCCTGGAAGGTCGTCCAGTATGCGCGTGAGGCTGCCACACTTGCTGCCCATTACGACACCCTTGGCGTCGTAATGGGCGTTGTGGGCAACAACGCAGGCTACACCCGGGCACAGATGGACGCATTTGCCGCGTCCCTGACCCAAACCGGCATTTCCATGGTGGAGTCCCGGCAGTCGCTCTCCGTGATGGCTCAGAGTCACATCGACCTGGCGAACGCGACGAAACTCGCCCGGCTCGCTCAGGATGCCGCGGTCATCGGCAACATGAACAGTTCGGACGCCTTCCAGACGCTCATCCATGGCATCCAGGCCGGGCAGACGGAGGTTCTACGCACGATCGGCATCAACGTGAATTTCGATCAGTCCTACAAGGACCTGGCCCAGTCACTTGGGAAAACGGTGGCCCAGTTGACCGAACAGGAGAAGATCCAGGCGCGAACCAATCTGGTCCTCGGGAAGGCCAAGGACCTTCAGGGCGCCTACGCGGCCTCCATGGAAACGGCCGGGAAGCAACTGTTGAGCATGACCCGCTATGCGGAGGATGCTCAGACCGTGCTCGGGTCGATCTTCTCGGATGCGTTCAGCACTGGAGTTCAGGCCATCAACCAGGGCCTAATTGACATGAAAAAGTGGCTCACCGACAATGCCGAAGCGGCTCGGAACATGAACGCCATGCTCGGTTCGGCGGCTTCCAATTTTGTGGGCTTGGTCAAGGAGGTTCTTGGCCTCGCGTCGGCCATGACCCGTGTTGATGACGAGTTGAGCATCGGGGAAATCCTGGCTGGGGGGCTTGCCCTCACGATGGCAGTTATCCGCGATGTGGTGTTGGCGGCGGTCGGTGGCGTTGAAATCCTCTGGGGGGGGATCAACACGGCCATCTCTGGGACGCTATACGGCCTCACGAAACTGCTCGGGATGCTCGCCGGATTCAAACCTCCGAAATGGCTGGAGAACTGGTACAACTCCTCACTTGATCGTGGGCAAAGCGGGCTGAACCACCTTGGGGATAGCGCTGTAGCGAAACTCTACAACCCTGGCGGCGATCCAGAAGCCGAGGTGAAGGCAGAGCAGGCCAAGCGGGACCAGCTCGCCACCATTGAGCGCTCCAGGATGGCCGCAAGCGCCCTCTCCAAGCAGGAAGCCGAAGTCGCAGAGTGGTCGAAAACCTACATGGAGAACAAGAAAAAGCTCCAGGACGAGGCCACCGCCCATGCCAAGCAATACACCTCCGAACTTGCCAAGCAGCACGAGGAATACCTAAAACTCATTGGCGATTCCGAGGGCGCATTCAGGGCCCAGCTAGTGCAGCAGGGCTACAGCGGGAAAGAACTCACCAACCTGATCGAACAGCACAAGGTCAATTCCGACATCGAACAGCAGCAGAAGGACGTTGCGGACTGGTCCAAGAAATACCTTGAGGAGAAGAAGAAGGACGAGGAAGACGCCGCCAACGAACGCAAGCGAAGTGCCGTTTCAGACGCCAAGGATGCGGAGGATGCCTACAAACGCTGGTCCGACCAGCACCGGGCGATTGCGCAGGCGCAGGACAACTTCACGTTCAGCCAGGCCGACGCTCTGACCAAACCCCACGACGACAATGTATCCATCGCGGCCCAGATCAGGGAAACCAACCGTCTCTATATGGAGGGAGTCGGGACGCTGCCGGAATATACCGCCCGGATGAATGACCTGAACAACCAGGCCCACATCATGACCCAGACGTTTGGCGACATGCGCAGCACGGTCAACTCCTGGGCCAACACTCTCAATAATGATTTCGTGGATGCCTGTTTTGGGGCCAAGGTCGCGTTCAGTGACCTCATCACCTCCATGGCAAAGGACCTCGCGAAACTGGCCATGCAGCAGAATGTGACTCCCGGACTGGCCAATTGGCTGGGTTCTCTGTTCACCCCCTCCGTCACTGGAGGCACCACCTCAGCCTCAAATGCCGTCAACGGCTCGAGCCTAATGAGTTCTTACGCCGTGGGAACCGACTACGTCCCGTATGACCAGGTCGCCCAGATCCACAAGGGTGAGCGCATCATCCCGGCCAGCCAGAACGCCGGCAGTACCGCCTCCCAGGTCAACAACGTCTCGATCTCCGTCAACGTCGATGGCAATGGCCAGGCGACCTCCAAGGTGACCGCTAGCGGAGGCGCGCAGATCGGACAGGAACTCGAATCCGTTGTGGTCGGGATCATCCAGAAGCACCAGCGCCCAGGCGGCGTCCTGAACCCGGCATAGGGAGGATCAATGGCCGCACCGATTTTCACATGGGTTGAGGACTGGGGCTGTGAAATCGTCTCCGATGTCCGCAATTTTGAAATCAATTACGGCGATGGGTATGTGGAAACCACCGGGAACGGCATCAACACGGATCTCCGGACCCTCCCGGTGATATTCTCGGCTCGCTCCCTGGCAGAGGCCCAGGCTATCTATGCGTTCCTGCGCACTCAGGCCGGAGTCGTTCGATTTTCCTGGACTCCGTATGGAGAGAGTGTCGCCGCGCTGTGGACGTGCAAGGACTATCGGCGGGTTTCGTTTGACGGCTCCTGGAGGATCACGGGGACCTTCGTTGAGCGGGTGGCCTAATGGCAATTCCGACCTCCGAAATTCAAACCCTCACGCCTGGCGCCCTCTGGGTCGGGTTCAAGCTCGATCTCACTGGGATCGGAGGTTCGGTCTACTTTTTCACCCCGAATCTCAACCAGCTAAAAACGGCTGTGGTGTGGGCTGGACAGGCCTATTCCCCGCTGGCCATCGAGATATCCGGGATGGAGGAAACGACCCAGGGCGCCCTCCCGCACCCCCAACTCACGGTATCCAACCTCAGCGGCGTCGTGGGCGCGCTGGTGGCGTCCCTGGGGGATCTGACGGGCGCGATCGTCACCCGCTATTCCGTTCTCACGAAGTTCTTGGATGCGGTCAACTTCACGGGTGGGGTCAACGCCACGGCGGATCCGAGCGCCGGATTCTCCTCGGACATCTGGGTTGTCGAGCAGAAAACGGCGCATACCTGGGACAGCATCACGTTCGATTTGGTCGCTCTCTCGGATGCGCAGGGACTCAATCTACCGGCTCGCCCGATGACTATTTCTGGATGCACCTGGAGTTACAAGAACGCCGATGGTTCCGGCCTATGCACCTATTCCGGAGGCCTCGCAACCTGTGATCGGGGCATCAAAACGCCGAACGGCTGCATCGCGCATTTCGGGTCGGGCGTGCCGTTGCCCTATGGCGCGTTCCCTGGCCTCCAGATGGCCTAACGATGATGCTCCCGGCCTTCGAGGCATTCCGAGACCACGCACACGAGCAGGCCCCCCTAGAGGCGTGCGGCGTGATCGCGGGGGATGTCTATTTCCCATGCCGGAACGTGACCGAGGGTGATCCAAAACACAGTTTTTCAATCCATGCCGGGGACCAGGACTCGGCGGAGGACGCTGGCCCGATCCAGGCGATTTGCCATTCCCACACCGGACCCGCCACGCCCAGCGATCTGGATCGCGAGCGGTGCAGCGAATCTGGCGTTCCTTGGTTCATCCTTGGCCAGGGCGACGAGATGCAACGTCTGGACCCCGCACTGATCCCGCTGACCGAGCGTCCGTTCCTATTTGGTTGGTCGGATTGCTGGTCCCTCGTCCGGGACTACTACGGCGGCCTACCTGATTTTCCCCGCGAGGATAAGTTCTGGGAGCTCGGCCATTCCCCGTTCACCGAGCAGTTCTCCGCCTGCGGGTTCCGCGAGGTTAGCCTTGTCGATGCGCTTCCTGGGGATGCCCTGCTCATGCGGTTCCGGAGCCACGTCATCCCCAATCACGCCGGGATCCTGCTTAATGATGGCTGGCTGCTCCATCACCCGCGAAATCTGTTTTCCCGGGTCGATCTGCTGACGCCCTACCTCGGGCGAATCTCCCATGTTCTCCGGAGGAACGCATGAGCGAAACCCTAACCCCCGTGCGGCTTCGCGGGCACCTGGGAGCCAAGTTCGGGGCCGGCGTTCGACATCTCAACGTGACCTCCCCGGGCGAGGCGATCCGCCTGCTGTGTGCGACTGTCAATGGATTTGAGGACTACGTCCGTGCCAGCAAGGGAGGGTACAGAATTGTACTCAAGGACAACACGGCCATTCCCGGAGAGCACCTGTGCGATCCCACCGGGCGCCAGGAGATCCGCATCGTCCCCGTTAATTCTGGGGCCGACTCCAATTTCGGGGAAATACTGCTGGGCGCAGCACTGATTGGCCTGGCCTTCACCGGGTGGGGCGCGGCGATCCCTTGGATTCACGGTGCGCTGATCGGCATGGGCTCGTCCATGGTTCTCGGAGGCATTACCAAAGCCCTTATGAGCACCCCGAACAGTTCAGACGCCAATTCAACCCCAAATTCGTTCCTGTTCAATAACGTAAACAATACTGTTGGCCAGGGCATCCCCGTCCCGGTCCTGTATGGGCAGATGACCATCGTCCCCCCGCTGATCAATGAGTGCGTCGATACAGAGGCGTTCTCCTCCTACCTGTTCTACGTCGGCATGGATGGGTTGGGGAACTGGACAGGAAATGGCGATACCACCCCCTGGGGAGCGAGCCTCAAGTGCATCTAGGGAGCATCAATGCCTGATGGCGGGAAATCATCCTGGTATCCGAATCAAACGACTACCCCGATTGGGACGGTGACGAACCCTGCTCCGGTCAGCAGTGCTGCCACCACTGGGACGGAACTCCGAGCAGTTCAGCAAGCAAAACTTCTGTTTGCGCTTTCTGAGGGTCAGGTATCTGGCCCGATCCACGCAGGGTATGGGCTCAAGGATGTTTGCCTCAATGATGTGCCGATCCAGAACGCGGATGGCACGTTCAATTTCAATGGGGTCAGCGTTGCCATGGTCTCCGGGACTGCCACTCAGGGGCTCCTCCCAGGGTTCCCAGACGTTGAGACGTTGACTACCTCCGGGGCTCAAATCCTGGTGGCGTCCCCGCAGTCGTTCACCGTATCTAACCCCGCTGCTGACGCGGTTCGGGTCAACATTTCGATGCCTGCTTGCAGGACGATCAATTCCGATGGGAGCATTGACGGTTCCAGCGTCCAGATGAAATTCGAGGTAAACACCAATGGTGGCGGGTTCGTCGATGTAACAAACACGCTGCCCAGCACCTACAATGGGAAAGACATCGCCCCCGGGCAGATAATCGGGCGCTCGGACGGGCCGTTCGTGATGGGCTACAGGATTTCACTCCCCACCGGAACATCCTGGGTGGTGCGGGTATCGCGTTCCACGCTGGACACCACCAGCAACCCATCCAATGCGACCTACCTCCAAAGCTACAGCGTTATTGTTGATGAGCAACTGCGCTACCCAGCCACCTCCATCCTGGGGGTCATGTATGACGCGAGCCGATTCGCGTCCATGCCCAAAATAAGCGTGGCAATGCGCGGAATTCAAATCCAGGTTCCGAAAAACTACACTCCTGCGACCTGTGGGATCGGTCTTGGGACGACCGTCACCACTACCACGAGCATCTCGGTTAACGGAACTACTAAAACGATGACTCGGTCTAGCGGATCGTTCATCGCTGACGGGTTCCGGCTTTTCCAGCCAGTCAAGGCAACTGGGTTCACGAACTCCGGGAACAATACCGGGAGCGCAACGGGAAACAATCAGGGGCTCACCATCACTGGGATTTCCACCGATGGATTGACCCTGACGTTCGCCAATTCAACCACGCTGGTAACGGAATCCTCCGCGTCGAGAACCCTGTCCGCAAACTGCCCAAACACGATCACCATATCTGCCAGCGGGAAAACTTTCACTCGGACGGTCGGATCGTTCGTTGCTGATGGCTACCTCGTTGGGATGCGGATCACCACCTCTGGGTTTGTGAACGCCGGGAACAACGGGCAGTTCGCCATCTCTGCCATCTCCGCGTTGACCATTACCTGTTCGACGGCAACGGGATTGGCCGATGAGTCCACCTATGCCACTGGGAATATCGCCGGAACTGGGTGGACGGCTGCGGTATACGCTACTACCGGGGCAGGAACCAGCGGGGGGGCCTGGGATGGAACCTTCAAAACGGCCTGGTCATCGAACCCCGCGTGGATTTTCTACGACATGGCAACGAACAAGCGCTACGGCGCCGGACGCTACCTGGCTGCCGCGGGGGTCGATGCGGCTGCGCTCTATGTGATTGCCCAGTATTGCGACGGCATGGTCAGCGACGGCATGGGCGGCCAGGAACCCCGTTTCGTTTTCAACGGCTACCTGACTAATGCCGACGAGGCTTTCAAAATTCTTGCCCACATTATCTCGTGCGCACGGGCACAGCTCTATTTCGGCGGCGGAAAGGTCCGCCCTGTCCAGGACGTAGACTCCACGATCGCCGGGGTGTTCACGCCTTCGAATGTCCAGGACGGAAAATTCTCCTACACGGGAACCGCCCGCAAGGCCAGGCACACCCAAGCGAATATTCAGTGGCAGGACCCGACGCGTCTTTTTGCGACGGTTTCAGAGCCCGTCATGGCGAGCGACACGGCGATTGCGCGCTACGGGATCCAAACCACCAGCCCGGTCGCGGTCGGCTGCACCTCGCTAGGGCAGGCCCGCCGGCTGGGGCAGTATACGATTCTGACTGAACAAAATTGCGTCGAGGCGGTCTCATTTGTCACTGGTATGCAGGGGATCAGCGCGAAACCCGGAGACCTGGTCCTCATCCAGGATCCGGCGAAGGCTCGCAAACGCTTGGGTGGGCGCATTGTCTCGGCAACCACGACGAGCATCACCCTGGACGCTCCGACTGTCCTCCTGGCAGGGCAGACCTACACCCTTTGGGCATGGCTCATGGATGGCACGGTAGCCTCCAGGACCGTCACCACTACCGCAGGCACCGTCTCCACCCTGGCGCTGTCCTCCGCACTCCCCAGTGCCCCCCAGGCGCAGGCACAGTGGCTCCTGTCCTCCAGTGCGGAGCCCGCGTCCCGATGGCGGATCGTGTCGATCAAGGAAAGCCAAACCACGAAGGAGAAATCCTATGCTGTGACCGCCGTCCAGCAGGTCCCCGCGATTTACGCATCCGTAGACTCTACCGATACCATTGTCCCCAATATCTCAACATCTGGGAATTTCTCTCCGGTTACCAACCTCATAATCGATGGGAACACCTCATGGGCGAATGGGGCCATCAACATTTGTATTTCCGCATCATGGACGGCTCCAACCGGTGCAACGTCCTATATTGCAGAAATCCAGCGAGGGTCTGGAAATTGGGGACCCATGACCGTTGCGGGGAATGGTGCGATCTTTGAAACCTACGTTGCGGGCGCTTACAACGTCCGGGTGTTTGCCGTTTACCCGCAGGGCATCTCGGGAGCGGCCGTGGGATCGGCGTCAACATCCTCCAGCCTGGTCCCGAATTGGGATTCAGAAATCGGTCCCTCAACCACAGCTGGTGGAAATTGCGTATTCGACACGACCAAGGGCGGCTCGCTTGCTGCGAGCGGTTACGGGTCCTCTCGATACGTTCGGGCTCTCAATGTTGTCTCTGGGGACGCTGCGTATTGGCAGGTTAACCCCGGGGCTCCCGTTAATGGGAATACCAATCTAACGACCTATCCCATAAGATGCTCCCCAGGGGACAAATTTCAGATTTCATCATTCATCAGGAGGAACTCCGGTTCGTCCTCTTCTAGTTCCACCGATTGGGCAACGATCTCTGTAGCATTCTATGGGGCCATCCTGGCTGGATATACCGTCCCTCTATACATGGACGGCACGGACGCCACTGGGCACACTCAGGACGCAACCACCCTGTTGGATATCAATGGGAGCATCCCTGTTTTCACAGCTGGGAATGGTCCTCTTTCTACCGGGACATGGACTCCTGCGCCGACGATTACCAGTGCATGGCTCCCTGTTGGGAATACCAACGGGTACATAACAGCTCCTCCCCATGCTCAATACGTTTATGTGACGCTCCAGTGGAACGGATTCAACGGAAGTCCATCAACTTTTTGGTTCGACAACATCATGATCGGGCAGGCTGCGGTTGGATCCCCCATCCAGTATCAACAGTTGTCGGTAACTGGCGTTCAGAGCGGGGCTGCGCTGGTGGCCGATGTGGCCCCCTTCGCCAACGCCATCGCCACTACTCAGGCGCAGATCAACAGTGAGAAAATCTCGGTTTTCCGCTGGTTCACCGCTGCCCAGATCGCGGACGTAGTGACGCGGGCCGGTACGGTTGACGTTTCGACCTCGATCATGACCGCCCATGCGGACATCGTAGCCACTGGGCGGAAACTCGTTTTCCCGGCTGGGGTTTACCTGTGGGCGACTCCGCAGGCTACAAGCCATGCGCCATGCTGGGAGGGGGAATCCCCGGAGGTGAACTCAACCGTCCATCCCAGCTACGGGACGCAGATCAAATCGACCGTGGCCCCGTTTGCGATCACGGCCAGTACCGCAACCAGCGTGCTCACCGTCACCGTCACCGCTGGCGTCCTGGCAATTGGGCAGACCATCGTCGGAACCGGGATCCCTGATGGGACTGTGATTTCCTCGCTCGGGACGGGCACCGGGGGAGCCGGAACCTACAACCTGACCACGACCCCAGGAACCCTATCCAGCCGGTCCATGACCGCTGCTCCGTTCACTCTCACGGTCAACTCGCCTTCGTTCGAGAACGGGATTCACCTCCGCAACCTGCGATTCACCGGGGGCGGAACCGCCAGCAACGGCCTGTATCTCACTGGCCAGGGCAACACCGGATCGATTGAAAACTTGTGTATTGACCGGTTCGTCGGCTGGGGGCTCGATGGACCCTACCTCCAGGATCTCAAATTCTGGAATCTCTACATCCTGTTTTGCGGGAACACCACGAACACGTATGGCCTGAATATAGGGTCAACGTCGAACCTCCTCCATTTCTACGGTGGGCGGATAGAGGGTTGCCCGGGGATGATTCGCGGAGACAGTCTGACCGGAATTTTCTTCGACTCCATGCACTTCGAGGAGGGGACAGCGATTGTCTACGCCTCCGCGCCGATCTACGTCACCAGCTCGACCGGCGTTAAGTTCAAAGGTTGCTTCTTTGGAACATCCAGCATTGCCAACCTGATTGGGCTATACCCGAGTTTCACCTCTGCAACCGTCCCCCCAGTCGTTTCCACCGTCAACTGCATCGATCTGCTGCTAGAGGGATGCACGTTTATCAACAACAACGGGGGAGGGAGCAAATTCCTTTCCATTGCATCTGCGGATCCTGCGTATCACGGGAACGTTTCAAATTGCACGTTCCAAAACATGGACAATCAGGTCTATGGGGTGACTACCCAATACGCCCGGTTCACGAACAATACGGTTTTCTTCTACGACACGCAGGTAAACACTTCGGGCCAGAGCGCGGCGGGATTCTACGGAGTGAGCGTTTCCTACGGGTATTGCGATGGGAACTCGTTCATCTGCGAGAATACCTCCAGCATCACGGCCGGCGGCTTCAAGGTCGGCCTGAAATACATCGTCACCGCAACCGGGACCACGACCACCTGGTCATCCTGCGGCACATCCTGGGTCGGCACGGTCGGCGCGGTTGGATCCACGTTCACGGCAACCGCAGCGGGTTCGGGGAACGGTACCGCCATGACCATCAAGACAGCTGGGTACGTGGTCTACGCGGCCAGCCTGAATGCGCTCAACGTCCTGGGCAGCAATTCTTACTACATCTCCAATCCCAACCGGGTTGCAGGGCTCTACAAATACGCGAACTCCAATTGGTATACGAACAATGCGGGGCCGATCAGTCTCAATGGCAACGCCCCAAATGCTTTTGGTGAGGGAGCGGGCACGTATGACATGGAATTTTACCCGGAGAACGTGACCCTATCCCCTGGAAGCAACACTGTAACCGCAGTCACGAACTGCAAGATGGGCCAGGTCGTCCGGTTCCTGGGCAACGGCTCCACGGTTATCAACAACACCGGCACCATTCTGCTCAAGGGAGGGGTCAACGCCACGGTGGGGAGCAACGCCTCGTTCATCCTCCAGGGATTGACCAGCGGCTACCTGTTTGAGATTTCGAGAGCGTTCTAGTGGTGAAACGTAAAGAGGATGCACCCGAACCCATGACCCCGCTCGAATCTCCCGCCATGCGCCAGGCGCGGGAGGCGAACGCACTCCGCCGGCTGGAATACCTCGAAACGCTGGACCCCCGGCAGCGGGCGGTCCTTTCCTGGGAGGGCGAGTAGCCATGGTTGATGAGGAACAGAAGACCATCACCGCCCAAATGCTGGAGTGCAACATCGAGCCCGCGCCGGCTGGGCCACGCTGCCCGAACTGCGGATGCCGACCAATGACCGATCGGCGCCGCTGTCTGGCCTGCGGGTGTCTAGTGAACCGCTGGACCGACGTGAGCAAAGCTGGTTGACGGTTGAGTTGTGAAAAAATGCGTTGAAAAATTGTAGTTCCAATCAAAATGTTAACGATTACATTGGCCACCCGCTGACCACTGGGGATCGGATACCATAGATCTTTCCAATCAAAAACGGCTCATGCTCCGGGGTGCAAATGTTGACCAGGGAAGTTGTTTTTTCTATCATCCATACTGCGGAAATCGATTCTCAACTAAACCTGAGTCTCTATGGCCTATTGATGGAGAAGGGGCAAACCGATCTTGCCAGGATCGCTTGGCGCACGCACGCCAACGCGGGGGAGGTGGCCGAACTGCTGGGGCGGGAGGTCGGGATTCAGGTTCGCATCGACTAAATTAAATTGGGCCATAATTTAATCCGGTTGATCTCAGATCCCTGGCGCGTCATGCCTTGAGCATGGGAGAATTCCGCCGACAACCCGGGCGCCCAGGCCGAGATGAGCCCGCCGCGCCGAGCAAGAGGGTAGGCGTGTGGATTCCTGTGGAACTGCTCAATCACCTGGACACCATCAAGAAACGATGGAAGACGACCAGGCACTACCTGATCCGGGTGGGGATTGGCCGGCTGGTTGAGGAAGCGGACGACCCTCGGTTCGCCAAACTCGAGGAACTGGCTAAGGAGCGGGGAATGAGCCGCCACGAGGCCATCGCTCAGGCGATCGAGCGCTACCTGGAAGAGGAATGTGGCGACGAGGAGGAGTAGGCATCCTCTATATGGATGCGCTCATAGCCTCGCCAGGATCCGCTGTCCATTCGCTCCGGGTCCTTGTTGTGTATGGGTTTCCGATGAATTCCCGTTCGCCACTTTCTCGCCACACTCCCAAAATCGAGCCCGAATTTTCAACACTTACATATGTAACGGGAAGGAATGGGAATGCCCCAACAGACGAGCAGACATGAAAAAGCCCCTGATTCTAGGGGCTTTGGTGGTGGTCCCGACACGATTCGAACGTGCGACCCTCAGATTCGTAGTCTGATGCTCTATCCAGCTGAGCTACGGGACCGCGGTGAAGGATCAGTCTATCTGCCCTGGACCGCTTTGTCCATGCCGATTCCTGGGCGACCTCCGGTCCCCCCGGGAGCGCGGGCGCGCTGCGCGCCGCCGGCGGCTGGAAAGGGCCCGCCGCCCCGGGCCCGGCTGGTTCCGGGGGGCGATCGGCAAATGGTTCCTTGGCGTATGAATTAATAAGAAAAAATCGGCGCAAGCGAAAGCGACCGGCCGCCCCGGGCCCGGTCCGCAGGTCCCAGGCGGCGGGTCCGGGGCGGCGGCGCGGGCGGGGAGGCCGGAATAGGGCGCTGGCGCTAGGTAAATCCTGGTTGATGGCGTTGGATACTGGAGAGTAGACTTGACTACAATAAACTTTGATCGAAGTAAATGCTTTGGTCATCTTCAAGCCTCGTTCTTCCATACCCAATGTGCCGCAGGCCGAGTCATTCCGTGCCCCCCTCCCAGGTCTCGCCAGGATATCGCTCAATTTGTTCTCAGGAACGCCCCCAAAAGGAGCGCCAAGTGAGTCACACTGACGTATTCCCATCCCGAGCCGAATATCGGAGAAGCGAAGATCCCCTGATTTTGCCCCCATGGAAGTCGAAAGCATGAAAGCTGCAAAGGAAGTTCAATGAGCGAGCTGACACGTAAGGAAGTGGTCTTTATCCTCAAGTCGGGGAAGAGCTTCCAGCGTACCGACCTCAGTGGCCTCGACCTCAGGGGGTTTGATCTTTCCGGGGCGGACCTGTCCGAGGCCAATCTCGCCGGGACGGTGCTCAACCATGCCGTGCTGCGGGGCGCCAACCTGGCCGGCGCCGACCTGCGCCTGGCCAATCTCGACGAAGCCGATCTCGAAGGCGCCAACCTCACCCGGGCCAAGCTCAAGGGGGCCAACCTGAGCGGGGCCAACCTGACCCTGGCGGACCTGAGCGGCTTCGACATCCAGCAGTACGACCAGGCCACCATGCCCATCCTGCGCGGCGCCAAGCTCACCGGCGCGATCCTGGCGGGGGTCAACTTCAGCGGCGTGGACCTCAGCGGCAAGGACCTGCGCGAGGCCAACCTGAGCGGCGCCGACCTGCGCCAGACCATCCTGGGCGGGGCCAACCTGCAGGGCGCCGACCTCAGCAAGGCCAGCCTGCTGGGGGCCTCCCTCAACGGCGCCAGCCTGACCGGGGCCAACCTCAGCTTCGCGGTGCTGGGCGGGGCCGCGCTGGTCAACGCCAACCTGGCCGACGCCGACCTCACCGACGCCGACCTGCACTGGGCCAACTTGGCCGGGGCCAACCTCGAGCACGCCAACCTGAGCCGGGCCAACCTGCGGGGCGCCAACCTGGGCGGGGCGAACCTGAGCGGGGCCAACCTGCGCTTCCTGGACATCCTGCAGTACGACAAGAACGACATCCCGGACCTCACCGGCGCCAACATGAGCGGGGCCAACCTCAGCGGCACCAACCTGCGCGGGCTGAACCTGAACCAGAGCAACCTCAGCGGCGCCAACCTGCGCGAGGTGGTGCTGCGCCACGCCAGCCTGGAAGGGGCCATCCTCAACGACGCCGACATGAGCAGCGCCGACCTGAGCGGGGCCAACCTCAGCGGCGCCCAGCTGGGCCGCGCCAACCTCAGCTCGGCCCTGCTGGCCGGCGCGGTGCTGATCGGGGCCGACCTGCACCAGGCCGACCTCACCGGCGCCGATCTCCGGGAGATCAGCTTCGTCGGCGCCAACCTGACCGGGGCCAACCTGACCGGGGCCAGCCTGAGCGGGGCCATGCTGGACGGGGCGGTGCTCTGCGAGGCGGTGCTGGTGGGCGCCAAGCTCATGCGGGTGAACCTGGCGGAGCGGGACCTCAGCCGGGCCGACCTCAGCGAGTGCGACCTGAGCTACGCCAACCTGGAAGGCGCCAACATGACCGGGGCGGTGCTGGTGGGCGCCAACCTGGAGGAGACCCAGCTGGGCGGGGCCAACCTCAGCGGGGCCGACCTGCACGGGGACGATCTGCGCACCGCCAACCTGTGCGGCGCCGACCTGAGCATGGCCAACCTGAGCGTGGCCGACCTCCAGGGCGTGATCCTCAGCGCCAATCTCAACGGTGCCAACCTGGACGGGGCCAACCTGCGGGGAGCCGACCTGGACCGGGCGGTGCTCACCGGGGCCAATTTCTCCGGCGTGGACCTGAGCGGCTTCGACCTCCAGGGCGCCGATCTCACCAGCGCGATCCTGGACGGGGCCAAGCTCACCGGGGTCAGCCTGCACGGCGCCATCCTGCGGGGCTGCCGGGCCGTCGGCGCCAACTGCGCCGGCGCCGACCTGAGCCAAGCCGACCTGGGCATGGCCAATTTCTGCGGGGCCAACCTGCTCGGGGTCAATTTCGAGAAGGCCAACCTGGAAGGGGCCAAGCTGGCCTCCCTGCCCACCGAGTCCTGGGGCGAGTACCGCACCAACCTGAGCGGCGCCAATCTGAGCGGCGCCAACCTGACCGGGGCCGACCTCTACCAGGCCAACCTCAACGAGGCCAACCTCCATAACGCCAATCTGTCCAACGCCAGCATGATCTGGGCCGACCTGCGCGGGGTGGACCTGCGCGAGACCGCCCTGCGCGGGACCAACCTCAAGGGCGCCAACCTGGACGGGGCCAACCTGTGCGGCGCCGACCTGCGCGAGACGGTGCTCCGGGACGCCTACCTGGACGGGGCCAACCTCAGCAGCGCCAACCTCAGCGGCACCAACCTGACCAACGCCGACCTGCGCGACACCAACCTCATCGACGCCTCCATGGACGGCGCCAACCTGGGCGGGGCCAACCTCAGCGGCGCCAACCTGGTCTGGACCAACCTGAGCGGGGCCAACCTGGTGCGGGCCAACCTCACCCGCGCCAAGCTCAGCGGCGCCCACCTGGGCGGGGCCGACCTGCGCGAAGCCGACCTCACCGACACCAACCTGGACGGCGCCAATCTCAGCGGGGCCAAGCGCTAGCCCAGGGGCGGCGCCTTCAGTGACAGGCCTTGTCGTGGTCCGGTTCCACATAACGCAGAACCAGGCTGTCGCCGCTCACCGTCATCTTGAGGATGCCCTTGCGCAGGGGAAGTTCCAGCAGCAGGGCGGACTCCAGGAAGCTGGGCTTGATCTCAACCTTCACGGCTCAGTTTCCGGAGGAAATCCTGCCCCTCAGGGCTCTCGAGGCTGATGCTGGGTTCCTCGAAGGACTTCGCCACCGCTGCCTGGACCTCAGGACGCCAGGCCCAAAGCTGATGTATACCCTTTTGGGGCAATAGGGCAACCGGGCCGGCCGCTCCGGTGGCCCCGGCTTCCCTACAGCTTGGTCTTGGAGTAGGCGTGCTCGCCCGCGGCGGGGAGGGACGGGACGCCGTTGGCCATGTTGAAGACGTGGCGGTCGCTGGCCGGATCCTCGCCCCGGGCGGCGGCGAAGGCGGCGGCGGCGGAGGCCGACGCCGACGCCGGGACCGCGGGCGGGGTCGGGAAGGGCACGAAGCTGGGCTCCTTCTCCGGTTTCTCGGCGGGCTTCTCGGCGGGCTTCTCGGCGGCGTCCTTGGCGGCCTTCTCCGGCAGGGCCTTCTCGACCCCGCGCCGGGTGCACTGGCCCTGGAGGGTGCCGCCCTCGTCCACCACCAGGGAGCCCACTTCCACTTCGCCCTCGACGTAGCCGGTGCCGTGGATCTCCAGGCATTCGCGGATCCTGAAGACGCCCTCGACCCGGCCGGTGACGATCAGGTGCTTGGCGTTGATGGTGCCGCGGACGATGCCGGTGGGGGCGATGGTCACCTCGCCCTCGCTCTGGATGTCGCCTTCCACGTTGCCCTCGATCCGCAGGCTGTTCTGGCCGGCCTGGATCTCGCCCTTCCAGAGGGTGCCCTTGCCGAGCAGGGTGTGGATCGCCTGGGCCTGGTCGGGACGCTTCTTGCTGCTGAACATCGGAGACTCCTGCTTCACCGTAACGAGGACAACCATTCCCGCTGCAGACGCATGTAGGGCATCGGATTCACCGGCCGCCCATTCAACCGCACCTCGTAGTGCAGATGCACGCCGGTGGCGTTACCGGTGCGCCCCATGTCCCCCAGGATATCCCCTCGGCTGACCTTCTGTCCCACTTTGACTCGGACCTTGGACATGTGCCCGTACAGGGTCTCCAGCTGGGCGCTGTGGCTGAGCACCACGCCGTTGCCGTAGGGGCCCAGCCAGCCGGCCTCTTCCACTTCGCCGTCGGCGGTGGCCTGGATCGGGGTGCCCTCGGCGTTGGTGATGTCCACCCCGCTGTGGTACCCCAGCAGGCCCTCGTCGGTCTCGTTGACCCGGGAGAACGGGCTCAGCCGCAGGCCGAATCCGGAGCTGAGGTAGCCGGCGGTGGGGGGGATGGCCGGGGTGCGCTTCCAGCGCTCGACGATGGGATCCATGCGCGAGCGGATGCGCCGGGCGGCGGCGCTGGTGGCCTCCAGCTCGTCCCGCAGCTGGCTCAGCTTCTCCGGGGCCGGGGCGCCGGCCGGCGGGACCTTGGCCCCGCCGGCGGCCGGCAGCGGCGGAATGGCCGGCTCGGGGTTCTTGAGGTTCAGGACCTTGAGCAGGTCGGCCATCTGCTTGCGCAGGCTCTGGATCTCGGCGTCCAGGGTCTGCGCCTGGTCGAGGCTCTCGCGCAGCTGCCGCTGCTGGTTGTAGGTCTCCTGCTGCAGCTGGGTGAAGCTCATGATCTTCTTGGTGGCCCAGAAGCCGTAGGCCGAGCCGATCATGGCCACCGCCCAGATCCCGGCGATGATCCCGGCCAGCCAGAGCACCCGCCCGCGGGCGATCGACCAGCGGAAGGTGCGATGGGTGAAGACCATCATGATCGTGAAGAACCGCTCCGAGTCCGGACGGCTCAGGCGCAGGCCACGGCGGGCAACGGGCGGTTTAGCCATAGAAGTCATACCCTAGGTGGGAAGCGGCCGATTGTCGAGACGGGACTTGATGCTTCCAAAGCTTATCAAGGGGCGAGCCAGGCGGCCACCCATTCAGTCAGATAGCCCAGGAAGAAGATCATCCCCACCAGGCTGTTCAGGGTGAAGAAGGCGTGGTCGATGCGCTCCAGCCGGCCGCCGCGCACCACCCACTGCTCCCGGGCCAGGATGCCGGCCACCAGGGCCCAGGCCAGCCAGGGGAACAGGTGGGCGTCCATGCCCAGGTTGAATCCGGCCCAGGCCAGCAGCGCGACCAGGTGCGCGGCCCGGGAGAGCCACAGGGCCGCCGGCACCCCCAGGCGGGAGGGGACCGAGTGCAGCCCGCGCTCGCGGTCGAAGGCCAGGTCCTGGAGGGCATAGAGGATGTCGAAGCCGGTGGTCCAGGCCAGCACGCCCAGGGCCAGCCACCAGGCCGGCGGGTCCAGCCGGCCGTTCACGGCGATCCAGGCGCCCAGGGGGGCCCCCGCCAGGGCCAGGCCCAGGACCGCGTGGCTGAGGGCGGTGAAGCGCTTGCAGAGGGAGTAGCCGAGGATGACCAGGAGCGCCACCGGGGTCAGCTTCCAGGTGAGCGGGCCGAGCCGGCCGCCGGCGTAGCCGAAGCCGATGATGGCCACGGCCAGGAGCGCCAGGGCGCCGGTCCGGCTCACCCGCCCGGCCGGCAGGGCGCGGTCCCGGGTCCGGGGGTTGGCGCCGTCCAGTTCCTGGTCGGCCAGCCGGTTGAAGGTCATGGCGGCGGTGCGGGCGGTGACCATGGCCACCAGGATCCAGAACACCTTCCCCAGCGGCGGCAGGCCCCGGACCGTGGCCAGCGCGCCCAGGAGGGCGAAGGGCAGGGCGAACACGGTGTGCTCGAACTTGATCATGTCCAACAGTTCACGTAAACTATTTATAAAATTGTAGCCAGGGATTTTTCTGGGCAAAATGCAGGATTTATTTGATGAATTCACAAGAGATGGACGTGGGGGGTCGACCCGGGCATCGGGTTGGGCGCTGTTCGGAGGGGGTTCCAGAGGGGCATCGGGGGACGTAGGCATCAAACCATAGTCCGCCAAAAACCGGATCTTGTCTTGTTCCAGGCACCGCCTGAGGGCGGTGCCTGGGGCCCTCGTCACGGCCGCGAGTCCGGGTGGAAAGCCTGCGAAGGCCTGGGAGCCGGAGGCGGCCGGGAGGCTCAGCCAGGTGGCCGAAAACCATCATGGTGCCCGGCCGCGTTGCAGTCAGGTGGATCCGGAGTTCATCCGGAGCGGAACCTGCGATTGCGCCGACCTCCCAGGTGGGCATGGGAACCTCTCGAGGGGAACTATCGGCTTGAAGGGATTTCCTGCATCACCCGCTCGACGATGGCGGCCGCCGCCTCCACGTCCTTCCGGGTATGGTTGAGATGGGGAATCATCCGGATGCCGTCGTCCCCGGAGGGCAGTACGTGCAGTCCCCGGTCATGCAGGCGGAAGGCGAGGTCTCCCGCCTTGATGGCGGTCACGCTGAAACGGAGGATGTTGGTCTCGACCGTGGCCGGGTCCAACTCGACCCCGGGCAGCGGGGCAATCCGGTCGGCGAGCAGTCTGGCGTGGATATGGTCCTCGCCCAGCCGCTGGCGGTGGTTCCGCAGTCCGAACAGGGCGCCCGCGGCGATGATCCCGGCCTGGCGGAAGCCGCCGCCGAACTGCGCCTTGAATCGCCGGGCGCGGGTGATGAAGGCCCTGGACCCGGCCAGGGCCGAGCCGACCGGAGCGCCCAGCCCCTTGGAGAAACAGACGCTGACGGTGTCAAAGGGCTCGGCGTAGACCGCTTCCGGAATCCCGGTGGCGGCGGTGGCATGCCAGTGGCGTGCGCCATCCAGGTGCAGCTTGAGGCCGGCGGCGCGGGCCGCGGCCGCCACGGCGAGGATCGCTTCCAGCGGCCAGATCTTGCCCCCACCCAGGTTGTGCGTGTTCTCAAGGCAGACCAGGCCTGCCGGCGCCATCCAGGTCACCGGGAAATAGGGATGGGTCCCGGGAATGGCCGCCTGTACCTCCGCTGCCGTGAACACACCCCGTACCCCGGGCATGAGGCGGGGATGAACCCCGGACAGGGCGAATGGCGCGCCGCCCTCCAGCAGGTAGATATGGGCCTGATGTTCCATGATCACGGCGTCCCCCGGTTCCGTGTGGGCGCGGATGGCAACCTGGTTGCTCATCGTGCCGGTCGGCAGGTAGACGGCATCCTCCTTGCCCAGGAGCGCGGCCGTCTCCGCCTCCAGCCGCTTGACGGTCGGGTCGTCCCCGTAGCAGTCGTCGCCCACCTCGGCTTCGGCCATCGCCCTGCGCATGTCAAGGCTGGGCTGGCTGACGGTATCGCTTCTCATGTCGATCATGGGTATGCCTCCACCTCCAGGTTTAGACTTTCATCATCAATCAAAGCAAACGATTTGTACCGATCGTTTCAATCGAAAAATGCGATAATAGCCACCATGGACCCGCGCACCCTCGCCACCTTCCGCACCGCCGCCCGCACCCTCAGCTTCACCCGCACGGCGCGGGAGCTGAACTATGCCCAGTCGAGCATCACCGCCCAGATGAAGCACCTGGAGGACGACCTGGGAGTGGCCCTGTTCGGCCGGATCGGCAACCGGCTCGAATTGACCGGGCAGGGACACCGGTTCCTGGACTATGCCGAGCGCCTGCTGACCCTCATGGAGGAGGCCCGGATCGCCGTGAAGGA